TCACCTCGGTCTTTCGAGCCGATCGAGGCGCTGGATTACCGCCTGGAAGCGCTCATCAAGGCGGATTGATCGATCCAATACCTCCGTCTGCCGCACCATCTGCGCCTCCACCAGCACCAGCCGCTTGTCGAAGGCGGCATAGGTGAGGAACAGGCCGGCGATCATGCCAAGGCCGGTCAGGACGTGCCCGAGATTGATGGTGCGGTCGAAGCGGAAGGTGTGGCTGCTCCCCTCGCTCAGCTCGGAGCGGATGATTTCGCGCAGCTCGTCCTCTTCCATTTGTACGGCCGCCGCCTGTATTTCCGTCGTCGGCATGTCACCCGCCCCGCCTGCTGGTGATGATGGAGGCGACCTTCTCGATGGAGCGGCCGCCGACATAGGTGGTGACGATGGCGCCCGCCCACTCTGCGGCAACGCCGCGAATCGGGTCCGTGGTTCCGAGTCCGAGCACGATGTCCCAGACGATGACCTTCCAAAGGAAGATCGCCACCGGCAACGCGAGCAGTGGGCGGATCATCGCCGTGTACCACCGCCCCTGCTCCGCGATGATGATCGCCTTCGCCTGCTCCTGCGCTTGGACCTCGGCCCGGATAACCTCAATGGACTGCTGCGTCCGCAGCCGCTCGCGCTCCGTCTCATTGTCGGCGCGCTTCTCCAGGTGGCCCAGCACCTTGTCCAGCACGCCGCCGGAGAGGAACTTGAGCAGGATTCCGAGCAGCCAAGACATCACGCCGGCCCCGCATCGCGGCCATCGCGCACATTGGCGACGGCGGCCTTCTCGGTGTTGCGGGCGTTCAAATAGAGTGCGGCGGCCACGCCCACGGCGGCGCCGACATAGACCCACATCGGCACGCTGCTGGCGAGAGACCCGACATAGCCCAGCGCCGTGTCGATCTGCTGGACCACGCCGACCACGAACGCGCCGACGCCACCCAGCACCGCCGTGACGCGGGTCCGGAACGCGCTCTTTGCTACCGCGTCGCCGTGCTCGCGCAGGGTGGAAGCAGTGGTGGTCGACCGGCTCTCGCTAACCTGCGCGTTCGGCCCCACCACGAGGGCCGCAAGCGTGTCGGGGTCGACCCACGCCCGATCTTTCGAGGCGGTTACCGGCAATCCCACCGCCTCCTGGAATTTGCGCAGCGCTTCCGCCGTGTTCGGCCCCCAGAAGCCATCCACGCGGCCCACGCTGAAATACTTTTTGGCACGAAGCAGCTTCTGGATCTCGCGGATCTCATCCTCCGACAGCCCATCTGTCGGATCGATGGTGACGGGTTCGACGGGAGCATTCGGTTCCGGCGCGGGGGCGGGCGGCGCCGGGGCAGCGTCGGCGGGGACAGCGCCAGCCTCCCACCCGAGCCGCTTGATGGCCGCCTTCACGCGGCGCAGCGCCGCCATCTGCTCCTCATATCCGTTCGGAATCTGGCTTGTGCGGGCGGTCCCCACATTGATGATGCGGGCAATAGACAGCGTGTCGCCCTTGTCGGCATAGGCGTTCAACTTGCCGTCCTGCCACTCATAGAGGGAGGGCAGCAGGATATAGCGCGGATCGAGGAGCAGATCGGGATCGGCCACCAGATCGACGCCGGCCCGCTTCCCGTACTTCCGGTAGGCGGCCTTTCCGGTCGTCTGAAGCGGCCCGCGCCCGCGATAGCGGAAACCATCCCCGGTCTCCGGCCCGCCGTTGCCCATGCGGCCGCCATACCAGCGGTTGAACAGCGCTTCGGGCTTTCCGGCATATGACACCATCTCGGCCTTCGAGCCGAACTGATTGTGCCCGTTGCCTCGGTCCCACTGATCGGAGAGGTTCTTTCGCGTATAGGCAGCGCTCTCCACCAGCACCGAGAAGCCACCGGTCTCCGATAGGCACCGCGCCAGGAACTGCGCCGCGCGCTCCGGCGTATTGATCTCGAACTGCGCAAAGAGCGCATCGCCCACCTGATCGAACGCTTCGATGTAGGGTGCCTTCGCCTTCGGCGCGACGGCTCGGACGACATCAACGATACGAGCCATGGCGGCCTCTCCTTTGCCGCCAGAAGGCGCGATGGAGAGGACCGCCGCAACGCACCGTCAGAGCGCGAGAATGCTGGCGCGCAGGCCGTCGAATATACGACTTGCGTAATATTCATTGCCGTAAGGGGATGACGGATGCACACCATCGGGTCCGGTGACGAAGTCCGAATTGCCGCTTCCTGTTTCCGACCCCACCTTGCCCGTACCCGTACATAGTGGCGCAGGCCCAAACCGACCATTCGCGCCGGAGCTGTTGTTCCAGGCTCCACGTGTCAAATCAAGATTAACCCAAGGACCGGAAATGCCCTGCAAAGCAGCGTAAAGCAGATCCTGCTTGCTCTGCGAAGATCCGAAGTAGCTGGTGAGCGGCGTCCAGACGCCGATATTAGCGATGACCGCACCCGGAAGCGCGGCGCGAACTTGCGCAAAACAGGAGGCAGCAGCGGCCTGAAGGCCGACTGTACCGTCGTTCAGGCCTCCGCCGAAGAGAGCCAGGTCCGGGTTCGTCTGCCGGAGCACGTCGAGCCGGCCAGCCGCCTGGAATGTCACTGCTCCGGTGCCTCCGGTGATGTATCCTGATCCACCACCCGGCGAGATCGAAAGGCAGGGGATACTGTCTTTGGAGAGCAATGCCAAAATGGCATCTCCATAGGGACCCATCTGGAGCATGGGAGCGGTGCCTTGCCCATAGCTATCCGTCAGGGCGGCCACTCGAATTTCGCCGTCCAGGTCGATCGGCGCGACAGACCCGGTGGGCTCATGCGCGACACCACAGAAGCCGAAGGATCGACCGTAGCAAACGATCTTCTGGCCACTGATACGAGCGGGGAAAGTAATGCCGAGACGAACGGTGGCATAGCCGGAAGACGAGGTAAGGACGTAGTTTGCAGCCGCCAGTTCACCGTCCACGAAAATGGTCCACGTCCCGCCTGCCCGATCAAGCAGCTCGAAGACAGTTCCCTCCGCCTTGAATGCCACCAGCACCTCGTTGATGCCGTTGGTGCCTGAGACGCGGGTGCCGTAATACGGTACACCACCAGTTGTGAATAGCGTGCTCCATCCGGGAAGATCGTGGACCGAGAAGGCGATGCCCGCATTTGCCGCGAAGCGCTTCTCGACAGCGCCCGCGATGATCGACGTACCAACGCCAGATGCGGCTGGCGCCGTCTGGCTCAATGTCGGCGGAGATGCCATCGCAACCGGCACTCGGCCAGATGCGGAGCGGAAGGCGGTCTTCAGGCGCGCCAAGGGCAACACCGGGTCGATCACCCGGCCGAGCGGCACACGCACGTCGTCGCCGAACTTATCGTGGCCGGTCAGATAGGCCGCATCGCCCACGGGCAAGTTGATCACGTCGCGCATCGCACCCTCCGTCTGACGCGACGGTAGGGGCCGGGCGGAGGGGTGCAACGCACCGCGAGATCATCAGTTGCAGCTAGCGCGACGACGCCGCCTTACAGTAGGCTCGGCCTCATGCAATCTGGGGCCATAAAATGGTGTCATTCACAATCGACCTGGACGAAGCCACGGGCGCCGCTGTCGAACGCGTCGCTACGGAGCGAGGCGGGCATCCATCAGATGTGATCGCTGAGGCTGTGCGGTTCTGGCTGATCTGCCAAGGCCAGATCACTCCAGCGCCAGATACCGACGAATGGGGCAACAAGGAATCTCCCTATCCATAGGTCAAACTGCTGCGACGCTCGGAGCCTGCCAGCCGGTCCCGTTCCACTCGACGTTCTTTCCAAGATCTGTGTCAAAAACCTCGAAGCCGCGGTCGGTGGTGGTATTCAGACTGAGGGCCGTGCGCTGCGCCGTCGTCATGGCGACACCCGTCCGCAGCGGGCGCCACCCCGTGTTGCTGCCGTTCCCGAACTTCAGATAGGCGGCTGTGCTCCCCGTAGGGTCCTGGCGTAGAAACAGGTCACCGCCATTGCCCATAATGGCCCCTTCGGGGAACCCCGCGCCAGCCTTGATCGTCCGATAGTTCTCGGCGACGCCGTCCGTGGTGCGCAACGTCAGTTCTCCGGTCTGGCCCACCTTGAACAGCGTCGTGGCGTCGCCCTTCTTGATGGCCACAGCACCATTCGCGTCGCCCTCCAAGGACACCGTATTGGCGTCGTCGTCCGCGAGGCGCCACGTCAGCTTGCCAAGGTCCGAAATCCTGAACTGCACCCAGTTGCCAACCGCAGCCACCAATGACCGCAGCACATCAACCCACCGGGCCGAGTCCTCGGTCTGGAATTGCAATCCGGCTTCCATCGAGCCGACCACGGCATTCTGCACGAGACCGATGCGTGTACCGGTGCGGCTGTTCAGAACGCCGCATTGCGTGGTGATACGGTAAAGGACTGGGGTCCCGTCCCCGATGGGTCCGAACCACGTCGTCGCGCTTTCGAACTGGCAACAGAAGCCCGCTCCCTCGACCGTCCCCACGTCGATGCCGAAGCCGGACAAAGAGTTTTGCGGGCCTGTATTGGGGCCGCCCTGACGCCCATTGACCACGAAGCCGGCCATCTCGCCGGTCTGCGCCAACGTGCTATCCCGCCAGTTGATCTTCGAGATGTTGATTTCGAAGGCGTTGTCGCCGGTCCCGGACAGGTCCGTGCCTGAACCTTCGACATTGACGTTTAGAGCGCGCGCCACGCGGCGGATCGTGGGATGCGGACCGCCGAGCGTGAAATCCTCAACGAAGCTCGGATAGATGCCGGATTCGTTGTTGAAGAGGTATCGATCGGTGTAGCCATCGAATCGTCGTGGGACGAGATCGTGCGGCTTCGAGGGCGTGAACCACCAACCGACGGAATTGTCGCCAGGGAACACAATAGTGCCGCCGCCCCGCGCCGCCAACATGACCTCTGCGGCGGACAAGATACCCGCGTTGAATGCCTCGTTGGAGCGCCCAAGCTTACCGCCAAGGTGTCCGAACGGAACGACGCCATTATTGATGAAAAGGTTGAACCAGGTGCCTGCCGCATCCTGAATCGCCATCGGGCCATCGCTGGTGCCCCGCATGTAGAGAGCACCGGATCCCTGATCTCCCGCCTCATAGAAACCATCCACGCGGAACACGCGGAAGGGGATGGTGAATGTGGGGATCTCGCCACGGGTGATGTCGAGGGCGAGATAGTCCCCGTCGGCCAGCGCGACAGCGATGTCTGCCAGCGCCGGGTCGGTCAGCAGGGAACCCCGCAGCGTTGCCCGCGTCTCGCGCCGCAGCACCTTCGTGCCGACGCCTGACGCCTGGAGCAGCAGCAGCTCGTCGTCATCGTCGGCTGCGGCTGCGGCGGGATAGGTGTCAATGCGCTTGCCCACGGGCTCCTCCGTCTTCGCCGCCATCAGGCGAGGAGGACCGAGGCGCCGCAACGCACTCACCGGCGCGGCTGCTGCTCCGGCACTCCGAACAGGCCGTTGACGCCGGCTTCCGCCGCATCGAACAGGCCGCGCAGATAGAAGAGATTCTGCATGGCCATCAGGGTGCGCACCTTGTGAGTGTCGCTCGCGGCCCACTCGCCCGACGCGGCCGAACCCGTCACCCGCGACAGGGCGTCGATCTTTCCCGCCGTCGGCCCGATCAGCTGGTCGAGCACTGAGCGCGAGGCGAAGCGCGACAGCGGCTTGTCGGCGCCGATGGCCCGGTACAGGTCCACCGATCCGCGCGTGGTCTTCGCCGCCAGGGCGTTGCCCTCCTCCAGCCACCCGAGGATCCCGGAGCGCGAGATGCCTTCCTTGACCCAATCCTGCGGGCGGTCGCTGGTCTCCCGGCCCGAGGCGATGGAATAGAGCTTGTAGCCCACCATGCCGAGCGCCACCGCCGTGATGGCGCCCTGGAGTGCCTCAGCGTCCCGGCGCTGAAGGTTGGCGATCAGGGTGCGCTCGGTGCTGGAGGCGACGAAGGTCTTGAACTGGCCGATGACGGACAACAGCGGGTTCGACAGCCACAGCGGCTTTTCCTGCCCCGGCGTCACGATGGCGATATCGGCCTCGCGCGCTACGGCCCCCTCGAACGCCGCCCGTGCCGACTGGTCCGCCCAATCCGCCGTATTCGGTAGGTGCACGCCGTCCACCACCTGCCCGCCGACCTCGAACTCGCCCCAGATCTTCGCCGCCATCTGCGCATCGATGCCCGAGGCGGCAAGGTTCGTCACCTGCCGCGGCTTGGCCTTGCCCTCCGACACCGCCTTCGCGGCGCGCAGGATCTCATTGCCCGAGACGATGGCGGCTGTGGTCTTGCCCCAATCGGTCCACGGCGCTTGCAGGTTCACCACCTGGAGCTTGTCGGCGCCCCACCGCAGCCCGCGCTCGACGCGCGTGTGAGGCCGGTAGAGGTCGGTGATCTCCGCCATGCCGTGCATCCGGCCCGCCAGCACCATCTCGGTGGCGATACCCATGGCCCGGTACTGCCCCGCCGCCTGCCGCCATGGCGAGCCCTCCGACCGGTCCGCCAGCGACTGGAAGAACGGCGTCCAGCCGTCTCGCATCACGGTCATGAAGCCATGCCGGAACACCGGACCGGCGATATCCGACACCGAGGACAGCACCGTGCCGCCCATGGAGGTCAGCACGTTGAACGATTTCACCGCGTTGCCGATGCGCCCGGCCGCCTGCATCACCGAGTCGCTGGAGATCCCATAGGTGCTGCGGATGCGGTCGCGCATGGCCGCGATGTCGCGGATGGCGCCCTTGCGCTGCGTCTCGATCTCCCGGCGCGCCTTGTCGTTCGGGGCCGCCAGCGCCGCCGCATTGGCGTCCTCATCGATGGCCTTGAACACATAGGTCATGTCCACGTCGCCATAGCGTTCCGTCAGCAGCACGTCCGGCACGATAGTGCGCAGGTGCGTGGCCGCCACGTCCTCGGCGTCGCTCACCAGGAAGTCCTCGATCGTCTCGTCGGGGATCATGAAATCGCGCGCCGCCAGAGGCCCGCGCGGCGGCGGACCTTCACCCCCGGCACCGATCCGCGGCCCGCCCGAGGGGGCATCATAGGGCAGGCGCCCGTCCGGCGAGCCGAGGATGCGGTTGGTGATTTCCGACGCCTTGGCCGCCAGCTCCTGCTCGGACAGCCCCCGCTCGGACGCGAGGATCTTGCGCACCGCCGAATCCACCGCCGCGTCGGCCCCGCCCAGGCGCGGCGCGCCCGGCGCGCGGCCGGCCTCCGCCTTCGCCCGCTGCCGCAGCGCCGACATGGCTTCGGCCGTGCTCTTGCCCTCCCAGGCGCCAAGCTCGTCCTCGATGCGCTTGCGGGCGAGGTTCACCCGCGCCTCGGCGTCGCGCTGGAACGTCTCCACCAGTCCTTGCAGGCGGTCGAGCCGGTCCATGCGGTCGTTCAGGATGCCGAGGCGCCCGCGGTTCGCGTTGACGCCGATATCGGCCTCGCCCGCCCGGATCGCGTCCTTGCCGGCGCGCGCCTCCAGCCGGCCCGCATCCGCCTGTGCGCGGCCGATCAGATCGCGCAGCTTCTGGATCGCCGCCCGCTCGCCGGCAAGCATCCCCTCCACCTGGTCGGCGCGGCCCGCCGCCGGCACCGTGGCGCCCGCCGCCTCCATCTCGCCGAGAATGCGATCAAGATCCGCGAGAGAGACAGCACCACCACCGGCCGCCTGCTGCTCACCGCGCAGCATCTTCGCCACGTCGGCGATGGTCTGCGGCATGGCCGCGCCGGCCCGGTTCAGCGCCTCCTCCCACACCGTCGCCATCTGGCTCGCACGAGCCTTCGCCTCATCCACCCGCGTTTCGCGCCACCACCACGGATCTTCGCCGCGCACCGCGGCGTCGATCCAGTCGAGCACCTCGTTCGGCGTCGGCCGCTCGGTGAGCGTGCCGCCGGAGGCTTCCACCAGCCTCTCGCCCCAATCGTCCGCAGACCGGCCGCCGGAGGAGACGAGGCCCGGCTTCGTGCTGCGCGCCCCGCCGAGCGCTTGCATGACCTCGCCGCCATCATCCGCGATGCCGCCGCCGCGCACGATGTAATCGAGGAACGATGGCGCCTTGTAGGGCTTGCGCTGGCCCACCAGCATCTGCGCCGCGATCCGTGTCTCGCCGGTGAGGATGGCCCGCAACTCCCGCTGCTCGGCCGCCTGCACCTGCGCTTCGGTCACCGGCCGGTCCGCCCGGCGCAGGTCCTTCAGCTCGCCCTCCAGATTCAGGATGCGATCGCGCAGCACCGGATCGGCGATCTCCCCCTTCATGGCGCCGACGAATTCTTCGAGGTCGCTGATCTCCTGCGCCACCAGCGCTTGCCGCTCCTCCAGCACGCCGGCCCGGCGCTCGGTGCGGCCCACCTCCATCGCGCGCTCGGACAGCGCGGCGTCGAGCTTCTGCATGCGGGCGTCGAGCCGGCGGGCCTGCGCCTCCATCCGACGAATTGCCTTCTCGGCGGCCTGCTTGTCCTCCCACAGGCCGGCGAGGCGCTGCTGCGCCGCCGCCTTGCGCTCCTGGTCCGCGCCGAGCCAGCCGGTCACCCGCCGCACGAATTCATCGCGCCGCCCGGCGATCTGCCCCTTGTCGTAGACGCGCTGGAAATAGGATTCCGCCGTCTCCACGCCAACGTCCTCGGGCAGGAGGCCGGCCTTGATGGCGCGCTCCTTCCACGGCGTGAACACCTTCGCGCGCAGGAATTGCGCGGCCTGCGCCACCTCCGGAACCTCGTGCTGGTCGCCGCGGCGCATGGCCCGGCCGATCTCCATGTTGAAGTCCTCTCGCGTCATCGCCCCCGGCGCCGCCCGGCCGGTCACATCCTCGAGGAAGGCGCGCGCGTTCGGCGCGGTCACCGACCGGTTGAAGCGCATCTGTGAGAACAGGCGGTCCAACTCGTCCGAGACGGCAACCCGGGCCTGCGCGACCTGCATGCGCGCCAGGCGGTCGAGCGCCGGCCCCTGCGTCGTGGCGATACCGGCGCGGTTCTCCACGAACTGGAGCGCCGTTTCGGCAAGATCCGCCGCCGCCCGGCGCACCGCCGGGAATGGTGACGATAGGGCGCGCAGGGTGGGCGACATCTTCATGACGCCGGGCACCCGGTCGAGCCCGAACCGCTCAAGGGTGAGGGCGCGCGTGTCGGCCACGGCCGCCCCGGCCGCGGCAGGTGCGCCGACCTCGCGCGGCGGCGGCTCCACCGCCAGCATGCGGTCCATCACACCGCGGATGTCGTCCGGGATCGGCTCGCCCAGGTCCGATACGGCGCGGTAGATGGCCGTCAGCCACTCCTTGAACTGCTCGAACACGCGGGCGAGGCCGGTGCTCGGCGCCTTGCCATCCCGCAGGTATTGCTCAAAGCCCTGTGCCCACTTCTCCTGCTCGGCCCGGCCGATCTTCGAGGCATCGTCTACACCGAGCCAGCGCAGGGCCACATCCAGGTCCGCCTTCACCGCAGGCGACACCTCGGCGTCGCGCACCAGCTCCGACAGCCATAGGTGCCCGCTCTCGTGCATGAAGGTGGAGGCGTCGCGGCCCTGGAACAGCTCAATGACGGCGCGGTTGTCGGCCAGCGTGATGGCGCCGCGAGGAGCGCCGTCCTTCGCCTGATAGAGCTTCTCTCCCGAATAGGCGGAGAACACCCGGTCCGGCCGCAGCACCACCACCTGATCGGCGCCGTCGTGCTCCATCAGCCCGCGCACGACGATGGTGTCGTAGCCGTGCTGCTGCCCATAGCGCACCGCCGCGCTCAGGGCGCCGCTGGAGCGCATCACGCGCCGCGAGCGCTCCACCATGGCGGAAATATCGGCATCCGTGGCGTCCGGAATCACATCGCGGGCCGCCCGCGCTGCCTCTGTCTGCATGTCCGCCTGCGCAATCTGGTCTGCCAGGCGCTGGCGGGAATGCGCGTCGAGCTGGGTCACCGGAATCCAGCTCCCTTCGGCGCCCCGCCCCTGCCGGTCGCTGTTCGCGGCGTGCAGCAGGTCGATGAACTCTGGATCGCTGCGGATCATCTCCGGCAGGTCGAGCACCTTGAACCGGCCGGGATCGACCTTCACCTTGAAGATGCGCGGGCCGGCGCCCTCGGCGGCGCCGGTGCCCGACGCATAGGTGGCCGCCATACCCGGCGACGGGGCGAGGAACAGGCCGCGCTCGTCCGGCGGCGTGTGGGGATTGGTGCCGTTCTCCGGGTCGAAGCGCTCGAAATCCGTCGTTGCCTCGGTGCCGTGGTAAAGGGTCCATTCCTTCGCACCGGTGTCCATGCGAACCGGGCCGCGCGATTCCCCGCGCGCCGCAGCGGCCGGCGCCGGCGCCTTCACCTCGGTGCTGACCCCGGCCGCCTTCAGCCGGTCGAGCCAGGATTGCGGCAGGCTGTCCGGCCCCAGAACCTCCGGCGCCTCGGCCGACCGGATGTCGATGCCTTCCTTCTGGTAGAGGTCGAACGCTTCCGCCGGATCCAGCCCAAGGCGACGCGCCCGGGTGTCGTACCGGGCCGCGAGAATGTCCGCGCTCGCCGCCGCCTTGTCCTCCGGCACGCCGGCCGCCGTCAACTGACGCAGCACATCCTCGCGCACCAGGCCGGCCGCCGGATTCGGCACCGGCGCCGCGGGATCGGAGAACGGCGCCCGCGCCCCGTCTAGCGTCCGCTCCAGCGCCCGCCGCTCCGCCAACCCGACCAGCGCCGCCGCGCCACCGCCGAGCAGTCCGCCCAAGATGGCGCCCGAAGCGATATTGACCCCCGATTCCGCCAGCGTGCGCGTCTCCTGCGCCCCCTGAAGCGCGGCTTCCTGAAGCGCCACCGCCCCGGCCGCCGCCGTGCCGACGGACAAGGCCGACCGCAGCGCGGACAGTCCACGCGCGCCGCGCACCAGGGCTCCGCCGGGCAGGAATGTGGTCGGGCTGATGAGGCCGGCGCCGATTCCCATCACGGTCCCGGTCCAGCCGGCCGCATCGATGGTGCGGTCATCCTCGCGCTCGCGATCGATGCGGGCACGGATCGCCTGCGTCTCCGCCTCGGACCGCGAATTCCAGAAGTTCCGGTCAAACTGCTGCTGGTAGAGCGTGCCCTTGAACGCCGGGTCCTGGAACACGTCATAGCCCGGCTCGGGCTCGAAGGTTGGCCGGGTCAGCCAGTCGGCGACGTTCCACACATCGTTGTCGGAGCGGAAGGCGGCGGCGGCCACCTGCCCCAGGGACGGGTCCGGCCGCTCGGGAGCGGGCTGGAAGGGCTCGGCGGGAGCGAGGGCGAAGGTATCGGAGCTGGGGCGCGTGGGCATGCGGCGAGGGTGTCACCCCCCGCCACCGCCGCAACGCACCTCAGCGCAAGGGTTCGCCGGTGATCACGTTGACCTTGTTCGGATCGCCGGACAGGTTGCGCGCCATGCGGCTCCAGACATCGCCGCGGCGGCCGAGGGCTTCCCGTTCGGCCTGCACCTTGGACGGGTCGAAGAACACGCGGCTCGGCTTCCCATCCGCCTCGCGCAGCACATCCAGCGTGCCGTCCTTCTTCGCATAGACCATCCCGTAGGACGCCGCCCGGCCCGCCGCGATGTCCCCCGCCGTCTCGCGGTCCGACACGAGCGACCATTGCGCTGGCGCGCCGGCCGGGAACTTTGTGGCCACCAGCTCGCGCATCTGCTCGCCGATATAGGCCTTCGACCCGCCCACCGCCGGATATTCCGGCCGGACCTCCGGCGGATGCTTCATCAACCGCCCGCCGTTGGCCTCGCTGGCCCCCCACACCTGCTTGATGCGCTCCAGCGCCTGCTTTGCGGCCAGATCCTTGTCGCCGATGGACTTGTACCGCTCGGAAAAGACCGAGAGATAATCCTGATAGAAGGCGTCCCGGACATTCGGATGGATGCCGGGATCGCGGGCCTCCAGCTCTGCCGCAAAACCCCAGACCGCCGCCTGCCCGAAGAACCGCGTGGCCCGGCCGAGGGTCGTATTCCCGCCAGCACCGCCGATCTCGCCCAGCACCTCCTCCACCTTCGGCGCCACCTTGTGCACCTCCGCCGCGCGGACCTTGCGCACCGCTTCCATGGACGGGTCCTGCACCTTGCGCATGAACTCCACGGCCTCCTGCGAGGTCATGTAGGGCGCCGCAGCCTGCCAGTCCTGGAGCCGGTCGAGTGCCGCGGTGCCGAACGCCTTGGCGAAGCCGGCCGGATCCGCGGCCCACATCTTGTCGTAGGAGGCCAGCGCCGCGCTCATCTTCCCGTAATCGTTCGAGCGCACCATTCCGGCGAGGGCATCCTTCACGGGATCGAGCGACATGGTGGCGGCATAGGTGGCCGGATCGAGCGCCTCCATGGTGGTGAGCAGCGCCGGGTTCTGCCGCAGCGCCCCGGCGAAAGACGCCGCCTCGCTCGGCTGGAGCGCCGGCACAGCCTCGCGGCCGAGATTGCCCGCCACGATGCGGGCATCCTTCGCCCGCGCCGTCATCCCCGCAGCGACCTGATCTACCGGCGCGGCCCAGACAATGGCCTTCGGCCCCTGCGTCCAGCCGGCATCGATGCCGCGCCCCATGGGGTCCTTCTGCTCACGCGCCGCCGTCTGCGCCTGCATCTCCTCATAGTCCTTGAGCATCTGCTGCGCGCCCGGCGCACCGGCGGCGGCCTCCTCGGCGAGGCTGGCATGCAAAGCGTTCTGCTGGTCCGGCGACAGGGAGTCGAGCGCGCCGCGGATCTGCGCCTTGTCGAACAGCTCTCGGCCCTGCTGGCGCTGCTGCGGCGTCAGGTACGGCGCCACGCTCTGCATCCAGGCGGCGTCGTCCGGCAGCAGGCCCCACCGGCCCACCGTCTCGCTGGCGCGGGCGTGGAACGCCGTCCATGCCTTGCGCGCGCCCTCCTGCTGGCCCTGGAGGAAGGCCGGCGGCGGAGATGACGTGCGATCGGGAACGGGATCGACGGCGCCTGCACCCATGCGGCGCGCCCATTCCTGATCCGGACCCTCGATGCCGAACCGCTCGCCGCCGTGAGCCGCGACGCCTGGGCCGCCGTTGAAGCCGACCGTGCCGCTGGCGTTGCCCGTCGCGAACCTGCCGACGTTCGATCCGGCAAGCGCGTTGGTGATTGCCCCGTCATAGCGCGCCGCCACGCCCGCATCCGTCGAGAACTGCGCCGTGCGCTGGTGCGTGACCTGTGGGAAATAGTCCCCGGTCATGGTCTGCGCCAGCGTCTGCCCGCGCGCCGCCGCGCGGTTCATGATGGTCTCGATGAACGCCTGCTGCGCCGCTGGCCCCTGGCCCCCGACCTCCGCCTGGGTGAGCGCGGCAAGGCGCGCCTTCACCGCCGGGTCCTGAAGCTCCTCGCCGAAGCCCGCGCGGGCCGTCGCGAGGGCCGGTACCTTCGGGACATCGCCGAGCGAAGCACTGGGCCACTGCCGCGTCGGCGTGGAGATCATGCCGCGCATGCCGCGGTTGAATTCCGCCGCCGCCCGCAGCCGCGCCGCGCCGCCGGGATCGCCGAGTCCCTCCAGCCGTTTCGCCATGCTCTCGGCGTCATCATCGAGACCGCCGACGCCCTGACGAAGCGCAGCAATCGTGGGCTCGGCGAGCGTGCGTACCTCACGGACATCCTCGCGCCGCCATGCCTCGCGCTTCGCGATCTGGCCGCCGGCCTGCGAGAGATATTGGTTGCGCTCCGCCTCGGTCAGGTTCAGGCCGGGATCGCGAAGCTGAGTCTCGATGGTGCGATAGGCTTCCTCGTAGCCCTTCTCCTGATAGACGCGATCTGCCAGCCCGAGAAATGTTTCGGCCTTGTGCCGGGCCTCGCCGCGCGACATCTGATCATCGACGACGGCCGGGTTGTAGCCCCATTGCGGGTTGGCCTGAAGCTCGCCGTAGAGCGCCTTCTGGTCCGCCATGAGCGACAGGTATTCCGGCGTGCTGGTGCCGCCCTGCCGCGCCAGGGCCGACATCTTGTCGTCGTTCGCCTTGACGCGCGTCTCCAGCGCGACCTTCGCGTTGCCGAGATCGACCTGCTGCTTCTCCCGCGACATGCCGATGAAGTGCTGGGTTCGCCCCTTTTCGGCCATGGCGCGCACCGAGGCCTTCAGGATCGGGTCTTTCTCCCGCGCCACCAGCTCGGTGCCGTAGGCCTTGGCCATGCCGTCGAAACGCACCGGGTCGTTCGGCGACTGCTGGCGCAGCTCCAGGAACTTGCGATCCATCTCGCCGTCGAGCTGCGCCAGGTAGGAGGAGCGGGCCGCGCGAGTGTAGACCTCGCCCAAACGGCCGAACGCCGGGCCGGACACCATCACGAGGTTGCCGTTCGCGTCGCGCCCCACCGATTCCGCGCCGGCCGCCATGGCCTGCTCCTCGGCGATGGGCGCCACTGCATCGGCCAGATTGCCCGCCGCCCGCGCGAACATGGCGTAGGGCGCGGCGATGTCGGCCGGGGAGATGCCGGAGCGCGGGCCTTCGGTCAGCGCCAGGCGGCGGGGATATTCGGGAAGATCGACCATGCGGCGAGGCTGACACCATCGGCCGGCCCCGCAACGCACTTACGATGTGACGCTACTGCGAAATCCGTTGCGCCCTCGGCGCCGCAGGCTTAGCAGCCGCGCACATCGCGTCGTGCTCCGACTTTCGCTTCAGCAAAAAACCACGCTGGGCCATGCAAGATTCCGTGGTCGCCGAATTTACCTGCATCGCGGTGGCTACACCTGCTAACCCACCAGTATTTGCCGAAGCAGCCGCCGCATTCGCGCTTCCGAGGTTGACGCAAACGGCCTTTGCCTGCTCGAATTCTGGCAGCAATTCCGGGTGTTCAGATGCTCTTTTACAATCCACGCGCCCCCAGGTCATGGGGTCATCCGGATTTCCACCATCCGTGACGCACCCGCAAAGCCCGACCACCATTGCTATTGCGAGGATGGTTTTATTCGTCATCCCGACCCCCATATTGCCCGTCGGAATAGAAGCACACCGGCAGGCAGATGGGGAGCCTATCGCGCGATCAGTACCAAGACGAACCTCCCGATGCGCCCTACCCCGCGTAGCCGATCTTCGCCATGCCGGTGACCGCATCGAGACCGCCGCCGTACAGCGCCATGTTCGCGGACGCGCGCCGAAACTGCGCCTCGTCCCGTTTCGCCGCCGCCTGCATGTCGAGCGAGCCGACGCGGATCTGGCGCTCGCGGTCGGCGACACGACGCTGCTCGTCCAGCACGGCGCCTGTGGTGGGACTGTTGAGCCCGACCCCCGCCGACGCGCGCCCCGCGCCGATATTGGACAGGGTGCGGTTCAGCTCCTCGCGCAGTTGCGTGTCGGTCTGCGCCGCCTGCGTCTTGGCCACCATGGCGTCGCGATCGGCCACGGCCGCGGCATAGCCCTGCGCCTGCGATTCTCCGTAGGCCTTAAAGCCGGTTGAGGCGCCGGTCAGGGCGGCGAGGGCGAGAGTCTCAGCGCCCATCAGATGTTCACCTCCATGTCGATCTCCAGCACCGTCAACGAACCCGGCACATCCTTCACAAGCTCCGGCTGTGGATCGTGCGAGCGGCCGAGCGGACGGAAGGTGAAGGTCCCCGCCACCGCCACCGGCGTCAGGTCGGCCGAGGGCGCCAGAAGCTCGTCACCTTCGGGGGACAGCATCACGTCGCCGGATGGGTCGAGCAGCCACGCGGCCTGCTCCGGATCCAGCCGCACCTCGCCGCCCACCGCGAAGGTGGTCGCCGCTTCCAGGTGCAGCGTGAACTTCGAGATGCGCCGCAGCCGCGTGCGCTGGCGCTTCGACGGACCCTCGCCCTCGTTCGGCACGAACGGCACCAGCCGCCCGGTGAAGCGCCCGCCCACCACCGTGTCGGTCTCCACCAGCGTCTCGCCGTCGGCCGGCACTAGCTCGCCCTCGTCGTCCACCGCGCGCACGCCGAGATATTCGCCGCCATGGAACACGTCCACGTCGAGCCCGGCGAACAGGTAGAGCTTGCCGTAGGCCGGCATATTCGCGGCGCGATAGGCCTCCAGCGTCGCCGGATAGGCCCCCAGGTCCACCTCGCCGTCGAGCCGGGCCGCCGCGTCGAATGCGTCCACCGTCGTCAGGACGCCGAATTCGCAGACGCGCTCCACCGACACGATGGCGTCGGACTGAAAGCAGGACACCCAGGCCACGCCGTCGAGCCGCGGCACCCACGGAAACCAGCCCACCCATTCCTCGCCGGTGTTGTACTTGCCCACCATCAGCGAGCCATCGGCATTGACCACATAGAGATACCGTTCAATGTCCGCCCCGTCGCCCGTCGCCATCTCGATACAGCGTGGGGATTTCACGAGCGGCGCATGGTATTCGGTGATGTCCCGCGCCATGTAGGGCCGCGCGGTCTGCCCGGTACCGACAATCGCCACCACGCGGGTCTTCTCGGCATTGATGAAAGCAAGCCCCTCCGTCGTCGCCGTCGGCCGCACGAAGGCCGCCCCATCCGACGACACGAAGCGAAAGTCGATCGACCCCGGCACCAGGGGATCAGCGGCCGAGATCGGGATGTAATAGACGCCGGTGTCGCAGAACACGAACTGGTCCGCGCCGCCCGTCACCTCCAGCACCGCGGCATTGGCCTGCAGCGTCTCGAAGATCGCACCATCGGCGTTTCCAGTAACATCGAAGTCGCGCGGATCGCCGATCGCCGACCACAGGATACCGTTCGGCACACCGGGGATGCGCGCGAAGATGAGCCGCCCCCGGTCGGCCGAGACCGACCAGGGCCAGCCCCGAAAGTCCGAAATGGCCTGCTCGGTCCACACGTCGCTGTTCAGCGGCTCCGTGAGCTTGGCGACGGGGGTCACCTCGCGCTCCTTCGCATTTGGCCCCACTACTGTGTCGCCCAGCACGAGGGTATCACCCGAGCCGCTGCGCCCGCGGAACTTCGACACCGGCGGCACCACCATGATCTTGATCCAGGTGTTCCCGGTGTCGATGCCCTTCTCACGGACATAGCCTTTTCCGCCCTGCGTGGTGTTCTCGACCACATCGCCGACCTGGAAACCGTCCTTCGAATCGTCGGAGAGGTAGAGCTGATATCCCGGCGGAATGGCCTCCACGACAGTGGCGGTGACCACCGTGGCCGACGTAAAGGCCGTGATCAGCAGTTGCCGGTCGTAATAGCGAATGATGCAGCCGACCATGCCCGCGGCGAAGGCGGCCGACGTGGCTGTGACGGTGACCGAGCCGGAAAAATCCGAGGGCGTGATGGCGATCCCGCGCGGCGCATACCGCCACACCGGCGCGCGGACCTTGCCGCTGGCGTTCGTGCGGAAGGTGAAATCCGCAATCGACCAAACATCGGCCTTGTCGTCATAGGTGATCACCTTCGGCCGCGCCCCGCGCCAGCAGATGAACACCTCCAGGTCGAACCGGGCCCACCGCAGATCATCCAGCCCGTCGACCGTCCACGGCATTGTTCCGGCGGTGAAGACCACGGCATTGTCGTCGTCGCGGATGGTCACCGCGCCGGCCGAGAAGCTGATGGTGAACTTCTTCTGCGTCGTCATGCGCAGCCATTCGGTGCGGCCCGCCTGCACGAAGAGCGGCCGCCGGCCCGGCCGCAGCGTTGCCCCGCCCTCGGCGCGCGCGCGGAAGTTCTCCGCCTTGCGCAGCCCGGCCCGCTGCATCTTGGTGTCGTCCCGGCGCCGCGCCAAGGAAGACATCTGCCCCCCGGAAAAGTCGCGCTGCGGGAACAGGTCCTTGGGGATGCTCATCGCGGCTGGCCCCCGTACCGGCGCCGGGCGGAGATGCGCGACTTCATGAGAGCGCGGCCCTTGCGCTCCTGCGAGACACGCGAAGCGATCTCATCCAGGAAGCCCTCGGCCTTGCGCTCGATCGCCGCGGCCTCCGCCGGGTCATCGTGCAGGCCGCGATAAATCCCGGCCATGACCTTCAGCTTCAGCACCTCGGCGAACCCCACCGCCCAGGCGGCCTCATCCGGCAGGCGCAGGATCTTGGCCGAAACCGTGTCCGGCGCATCGCAGCAGATCAGGTTGTCGATGATGTCGTAGGAGCCGAGGCCGATGCCGGATGCATAGACATCGAGGAGCTGGAGCGCCGCGGGCGGGCGCACATAGGCGTAGGCGAAAGCCTTCGACGGGTTCGACGGTGCGGCGGTGAGCGGGACGACGGTGGAGGCGAAGCCCCAATCGCGGCGGCCGATCAGCAGCGGCAGCTCGGCGTCGTAGGCCTCGGACGCGACCTCCCATGCGTCCGACCCGTCATTGGTGGTGACGGGCTCGTTGCCGGTGAGCCGGAGCGCGGAATTGATGATGGAGAGCTTGTCGGCCATGGCGCGACGGTGCGGGCTTCACGGAAGGGTCGCAACGCACCTGCGCTCAAATGGAAAAGCCGCCCCGGCGACGAGGCGGCTTCGGTTGCAGGCCGGGGAGTTGAACCCCGCTCGATCCGGCTTATGAGGCCGGCCGGGTCACCGGACCTGCGCTGCTCAGGGGGTCTCTTCGCCCTTGGCCGCGGCGATCTTCGCCTTCAGCTTGGCGATGCCCCATCGGTTGTCCACGTCGATGCCGAGCGCCTCGGCTTCCGCGCGCAGGGCGTCCTTCTCGGCATCATCATCGGCGACAGGCGGCAGCGGTTCGGGCTCGGCGGGCGCCGCGGGTGCGGGTGCGGGTGCGGGATTGCCTTCGGCCGGCGGATTTCCGTCCGGATCGCGCGGCGGCTCCGGCGCGCTGGGCGGGGCCACGGGCGCCACCGTCAGGCTCACCGGCGGCTTCGGCGCCCAGGCACTCGGCAGCTTGTAGGCGTACCGGGTTGGGTCGGACTTCACGATTTCGACGGCATCCACCGCGAAGGTCTCGCGCGGCTCGCCGCTGTCCAGATCGTAGATGGTGACGCGCTCGGGCATCGAGATCTTCCTTCGGTCGGGCCATGGCGTCGCGCTCAGTACTTGAGCGCGACGTGGGCCTGATAGGTGATGGACGGGGTGGTGCCGGCGACGATGGTGCGCAGCCGCATGTAGCGGTAGATCGTGCCCAGCTTCTCGTTGAGCACCGGCTGCTCGATCCGGCCCGTGCCCGTCACCGGGATCAGGATGGACACGATGTTGCCGCTGGCGAAGGTCGCCGAATTCGAAAGGCCGACCTCGATGGAATAGGTCTCGTCGGTGGACACAAAGTCCGCCGCGGAGACATCCGCCACCAGCGTACCCTCGAACCGCGCGCCGCGCAGATCGAGCACCTTGTCGGCGCTCGCCACCTGCGCCGCAGCCGTCGCGGTGACGGCGTAGCTGTCCTTGAGCTGGGTGGCGACGTCAAAGGGATAACCGCGCTGCATCTGCCCCTCCTCGGGCTGTTTCGACCCACGCCCCGCATCGGGGGCGAAAAGTGCGGGGCCGAAGCCCCGCAGGATCAGGCGACGATCGCCGCGTCGGTGATGGAGGACAGGCGCGTGAGCGTGTACTCGTTCTCGATCACGAAGCCGAGGTCCCAGGTGAACCAGGTGCGATAGAGCGGCGTGTCGCCGGTCAGCACCAGGCCAACGTCCTTCACGTCCATGGGCTTCAGCTCGATGCCCTTAAGGCCGCCGTCCTCCGGGTTCATGGAGAGGACATAGATGGACGAGCACGCCGCCGTGCCCCCACCGTAGGCCGCCTCGGTGAAGGGCAGCAGTCGCTGGTTCTTGTCGATCGGATAGCCGAACAGGATCGGCAGGTCGGCGTAATAGTAGCCGCCCTGCCCCACGCCGCCGAGGTCGTTCATACCCGTGCGCTGGACGAAGCCGGCGACGGTGGTCGAGCGCACCATGGCCGGCATGTAGCGCTTCATGCCGTAGGGCATGATGATGTGCGTGGGGCTGCGCGTCTCCGCGATGGCCTGATCCAGCTTCGCCAGCGAGAGGGCGCCGCCGCCGGACCCGGTGTTGTTCGGGATCACGCGGTTGAACCGGTCCGCCCGCTTCTGGAGCCCGTCGGGCTCCTTCGGATTGGTGGTATTATCACCCTTGAAGAGGGCGTCGGTCACCAGGCGGATGATGGCCTTAACCTTCATCGCCTCCTTCTCGTTCCGGCGGGCCTCGCCGGCACGATCGACGATGGCGCGATCAACATCCAGGTAGGAGTCGATCACATAGGTGGCCTCCTGGAACGGCTCGATCGTGCCGTCGGAGCTTTCGGCCGGCGCGTTGATGCCGCGGAAGGCAGCGCTCGGCAGCACGGCCTCGCGATAGCCCTCATAAATGGCGGAGCCGAGCCCCTCGAAGCGCAGCACCTGGAAGACATCGCTCTCCTTCGAGAACATCTCGATGATCGGGCGACGCAGATCGCCCTTCTCCAGACCCTTCGCGTACTCGGGCAGCGTGATCAGTGCGCCAGCCATCTCTCACTCCTCAGCGCTTCCCGGCCGCGGCGCGGCGGGCGTAATCCATCTTCTGGGTGGTGCTCATCGCGGCGTATTCCTCGTCCGAGGGTTCCGCCGCCTTGCCGGGAACATCGCGCCCGCCGCCAGGCAGGCCTGCGCCGCCCTGACTGGAAATCTTGCTGGCCGCCCACTCCCACGCCTCGACCTGCCAGGCCGCGAAAAGGTTCGCCTGTGCCTGTTCGGCAATATGCTTCGGCGCAGTCGCGAGAAACGTCTTCACCGCATCGATGCGCGCGTTCGCGTTCGCGCCGAGCTTCGGTTTTTCGGCTGCGATATCCGCCTGGAGCTTTGCATCCTCGGCGATCTTGTCCTGCGCGTAGAGGCCCAGGAGCCGCGAGAACTCCGCCTGCGGCAGGCCCATCTCGTGCGCCACCTTGCGGGCGTTCTGGAGGAGCGGCGACTGCTCGTCGAACTCGAACGTCGCCCCCTCCGGCACGGCGCCCTGCGGCAGCTCCAGCTTGTAGCCGTCCGGCTTCTCGGGGATCGCCCTCGCCCGCTCGGCCTGCGCCGCGGTGAGCGCCTTGTGCTCGTCCAGCACCGGCTTCAGGGCGTCCAGCTTGACGCCGCTCTCGCCCCAATAGCCCTCATCCAGCCAGTCAGGCCGGGCCGCCGGGCTCGGAATCGACGGCACCGGCGATGCGCCGCCGCCGGACGCCGCGGGGGGCGTCGGTGCCGGCGGAGTGCCGGGCGCGGGCGAGGGGCTGGCCGGGGTCGGGGAAAGCGGGTCGGGCATCGGGGTTCGGCGCCTCGTCGAGCAGCAGGATCAATCTGCGAGCGAGGGTTCGTCGGCCGAGGTCTTCGTGCAACGCACCGGGGGGGCACCCCGGCGGCGGCACCTGCATCAGGATCTCCATCAGCAGCGCGCGCGCCAGCTTTCCGTCCACCGTGCAGCCCAGGCGCCGCCACGCCTCTTCCATGTCCTGGATGCTGATCATGCGCGCCTCACGCCGCCGCCGGCATGGGCGCGCCGCCCTGCGCGGCCGGCGCCTGCCCGCCCTGGAGCTGCGCGATCTGCGCCGCCGCGGCCTTGATGTCGTCCTCGCTGCGCCAGGCCACGATCTTGCCGGCGCCGAGCTTGTCGGAGAGATTCTTCATGGTCTGCGCGCCATCCACCCGCAGCTTGAACTCCTCCGGGAAGGCCGCGCCGGCGGTGGCCGTGAACTGGTTGAAGGCCGCCACCTCCAGCGCATCCTGCTCGCGCTGCGCCGGATTGATCGGCGTGAGCGACACCGCCGCGCCGTTCACCTTCACCGCCTCGATCTTGCCGGCCGCCTGCAACAGGTACTGGAACCGCAGGAAGGTGCCGCCGCAGAACTCGCGCCAGAAGACGAGGCCCGGCGTGCCGATGCGGCGAAGCGCCCGCTTCACCTCCTCGGCCCACTGCGTGGCTGTGGGCGGGGTGTCGCCGCGCTGCTCCGGGAAGTCCTGATAGAACAGGCGCTTGATGCGCCGCTCCAGGTTCGCCTCCTCGAACAGGGCGGCATCCGGCTTCGGCTGCTCGTAGAGCGGCTTGATGGCGCCCTCGGTGCCGGGCCGCACGGGATAGAACATCCCGGCCTCCACGCCGCCCTCCAGGTTCGCCATCTGATCGTCGGGATAGCCCATGGGCGGGCGGATCATGCCGTCCAGAGAATCGATGAAGAGCGCGCGCTGCTCATCGAGCTGCCGCAGGTCTGGCAACGCCCGAAGAATCGGCCCCCAGCCGAAGGCCCATTCCGCGAACGCCCCGAACCGGCCGACCACCAGAGGGCACGACCCCTCGCCGCGCAGCACCGCCGAATGCACGACCTCCTTGTCGATCATGACGACGTGCTGCCACACCTCGTCGCCGCGCTCGGACCAATCGCGCCAGTAGCCCCAGCGCACCACGCACTTGTCGCGCTTCTTCTCGGCCACCTTCTTCGCGATCTTGCTCGGCAGGGTCACATCCGGAAGCAGCGCCGGCAGCTTGCCGAAGCATGTGTGGCGGACCACGAAGCGATCGTCGATATCGCCGGTGGGGCCGACATTGATCTCCAGCTCGCGCAGCGGGACGGACTGGCAGAAGATCGGCTGGCCCGGCCGGCCCGTGTCGATCCACATGGCCAGCGTGCCCGTGGCCGCGTCCGGGTTCACGCCTTTGGCCAGCTCGGGATAGAAGTTTGACGCCGAGATGCCATCGAAGATCGCGGCGTCGCCCGCGGCGACGCTATCCTTGACCTCCTCCCAGACATCATCATCCACCAGGGCGCCCTTCGCGCGCGCCGCCCAGGGTTGCGTCTGCGGCATGAAGGTGTCGCAGATCAGCGAGCCGAAGTCCTCCGAGCACTCGAAGCCGAGGCTGGTCTGGAGCTCCGCCTGATCGTCGGGCTTGGTGGTGGCCGGCGCGTTGGAGCTGGAGATGTCACGGGCGCGGGGCGGGGCCGAGAAGAAATAGGCCTCCTCCAGGTCCGCCCGCCACATGCTCTTCTGCCGACGGCAGTCCTCCAGGCGCTCGCACGCCTCCTCACTCAGTTCCTTGTAGGGGCCGGAGGCTGGGGCCGCCATTCATCGGCTCCCCATCATCCGCGGCGCGGACAACGAGGCGCCCGAGAGGGCGGTACGTGCCCCGAACATCCGGAACACCCGGTCCGTCTCCCCGCCGAGCTGGTCCTGCACCGTCCGCACCCGGTCCGCCTCCGCGCGCTGGCGCGCTGCAATCAGCTCCGGATCTTCCTGCGGCTGCGGCGTTTTCATCGAAGATCACTCGGCCTCCATGACGCAGGCAGTCTTTCAGCAGGGCGTCCGGCCGCAACGCACCCGACCGAAGCCCCACCAACTGCGCCACCGCCGGCACACACCAGCCGCCGAGAGCCCTGGCCCGCCCGCCATCCCCGGCCGCCAGCGACACCACCGTGCACCGGTCCTTCATCCACACCGCATCGAGGTATCCGCGCGCCACATCCTCCGGCAGGGCCAGCATCATGGTGGCGCGCAGGCGCGGGTCGAACACCACCCAGCAGCCCGCCGCCCGGCTCCAGCCCACCGCCGAGACGTGGCGGAATTCCCCAGCCGCCAGAAGGCGCACCCACCAGACCGGGCTCTCGCGGTGGAACACCACCAGCCAGTTCTCCACCAGCCCGTCGATCGCCCGCAGATCCGTCATGCCGCCCCCCGTCGCAGCGATCGCCGCCCAGGCCGGCCCGACACCGGCTTCGCATCGCCACCGGTGGACCGGCCCACCATCGCCCGGCCCTCGCCCGCGCCGAGGATCAGGTATTGCAGCGCATCGGCGACGTGGCTGTAGCGGTTCTTCTCCGGGTCCTCGGCATAGCCGTTCGTCCCCTGGATGCGCCGGAAGTGGTATTTCCCCTGCATCGCCACCTTCAGCGTGCGGCAGGCCGGCGACAGCAGGAACCGCGGCATGCCGTCATGCATCCCGCCCAGCACGAACTCGACTGCCTCCAGCCGCGTCTTCACGTTGTTCATCGGCACCGGCGCCGGCTGCACGTTGATGTCGAACGAGCGGAACACGTCATAGGCGGTCTGCTCGTGCGACTGCGGCTTGTCCCGCCCCTTCGGATCCCCGAACACCTCGAACCGCCAGCCCGTGCCCGGAAAGCGCAACTGCATCTCGCGCTTCACCATCGGCGCGAAGGTGGTCGAACCCACGTCGAACGCCTGAAGCTCGAACAGCACCTGCCACCGGTTGTTGATGATCTGCCCGAAGATCGCCGCCGGGGTCCGCCCGAAGTCGAGCCCCACATAGACCGGCCAGCCGGGGATCGGCTTTAGCTCCTGCTTCGCCACGTGCGTCTCAGGCCGGAAGCTCGGCCACACCGGCTTGCCGTCCACGAACACCGAGATACGGTTCATGACACGGCTGTCGATCCAGGCCCGCGTCTTGCCCTCGATCAGCTTCGCGTAATAGTTCGCCCCGCCCTTCAACCACATCAGGTTTTCGGCCGCGGGGTTCAGCTTGTAACCCACCACCGACTTCCCGTCGGCGCCCATCACCTCCAGCAGGCCCGCCGGCTGTTGCAGGTACCGCCAGCCCTTCGGCCAACGCATCTGCTCGATCTCATCCGGCGTCCAGTGCTCCGGCGGCGGCACCTCGCCCGTCATCAGCGGGATGAAGTGGTCCTCGCCCGGCTCGTTCATGTCGGCGATCACGCCCGACCACGTCGCCCCGCCGTCTTTCACCGCCGGGAACCGGCCCGCGCGCGAGTGCGCTTCGTCGAACAGCTCCTTCGGGATGTACTGCAGCTCGTTGATCCAGATGCCCGTGTATTCCGTCGAGCGCAGCTTGCGCACGTCCTCCGGCTTGTCGAGCGCGAGGAAATCCACCTCAAGCTCCACATCCCCCACCCGGATCAGATGCTTCATCGGAATCGAATAGAGAAACCGCCCGTAGACCTCCTCCGGGAACAGATCCAGCCACGTCCGCACCGTCGCCGTCTTCAGGTCCGGATAGGTGTTGCGCACCACCGCCCACCGCGTCCGCCGGATGCCGTCCCGCCCCGGCCGCTGCTCGTTCGCGTGCAGCCAGATCCGGATGCACGACGCCAGCGACTTCCCCGACCCGATCGGCCCCCGCACCACGCACACCACGGACCGGTCCGTGATGTACTCCGCCAGCGTCGGCCCGCCCGGCTCGTACATCAGCCGTCCCTCGCGATCCCGCTGCTGCTCCCGCCGATGCTCAGCCATCCGCACGCTCCAGAAGCCCCGCGGAATACCGGTGATGCAGCATCATCACCGCCGTACCGAGCGGGTGCCGCGTCCCGGCGACACCACTCCAACCTGTGCCTTGCGCACCATCAATCGCGGTGGTCGCATAGCCAAGCCCGTCAGGTGCCCGCTGCGTGCGCGCTCAAGAAGACCTTCGAGGATTTCGACCAGATCAGCCGACGGCTCGCCAGGAATGCAGCCCCCACCAAATGCAACAACCTCAGCCACCGCCACACCTCCCGGACATTTTCACCACCAGAAAAAATTCCAACACCCAGAACAGTTTATGGGTGTGTTGCGTGTGCGGGGTACCAGCGCCCACACCGGCCGCCGGTTTTGCCCCCCACCCCCTCGCTCGCAGGCCGGCCGGCAGAACAGACCCCCGGTGGCCCTCGCCGATGTCCGCGCCGTCGACCAGGCCAGAGGCGGATGGATGCAAGGTCGGATGCCTCACTCGTCGGGCTCACCTGCAGGCGTTCCCCACCCATGGACCGGAACGGCCTCGTGTTCGATCAACGGCTTATGCTCGATCGACGCCAGATGACCCATCTGCGGGCCGGGCAGCGCGCCCTCGCGGATCACCACCACGATACCGGGCTTCACATCCGTCCGGCGCTCGGTGGTAGCATCCTGCGCCATCTCCTCCAGGATGCGCGCGGCCTGCACAGCCGCCCCTTTCGCGTCGCTCTGGTCTCGCAGTTCCGCCAGTCGGCTGATGTTGCGCGGGCGGTGCGAAGCCTTGAGCACCTGCATCTCTGCTTGCATTGCCGCAAGGAAGGACTGGCTTCTGATCGCCACGAATGCAGCGCTGCGGGACATCCCGATTTCACTAGCCGCGTCTGTTAAAGGTCTGGCATTCCACACCATCTCATGGAGAAGCCTGCGCCGCATTTCGGTGAGCTTTGCGAGGTGCGGAGCGATCTCCTCGGCCTCATCGAGGATGTCGGCTGGAGAGGGTGTGCCTTCGTCCATGGGCTCCGCCGTCGGGGATATGCCTCGCGGGGGTGGGACCCCGCTTCGCCGGTCCTCGCTCGGGCTGGTCGCCCTCACTGTGGAAAGAAGAGCGGGCGCGCGGGGCGACGCGGGGGAGATTGGGGGTGTGGCTTCTCGGTCGCAACGCACCGCATGTGGATAGGGTCGGATATTGAGCGTTGGTGCGGGTTTGCGCAGGGTGGCTGCGATTCGGCGGTGCGGCACGGCGCACTTGACACGCACACCCCCGTATTGACGATCGTCAATAGAATGGCCTCACCTCTTGACCCCGATTTGCGGCGCGCGGCGCTCTCGATGATCGCCTGTGGCGAGGCCTCCCCGGCCGAGGTGGCCGATGCGCTGGGCGTGAGCCGGCAGGTCGTGCATCGCTGGGTGACGGTGGCCGGGATAGAGTGGGCGCGCGTGCGGCGGTCGAAGGTGCTCAAGAGCCTGACGAAGCGCCGCGAACGGCGAAAGGCGCGGACATGAGCGAGCAGCCGTCACCTGCCATGGACCTCGCCAACATGCGGAAGAACGGCGTGCGGCACGTGGTTGCCTACTGCCTCGTCTGCAATCACTCGGCAGACGTGCTCGTGGACCACCTGCCTGAAGATATGCCGGTGCCAAGCCTGAAGCGGCGCATGCGGTGCTCTGCCTGCGGATCGCGCGATATCGATGTGAGGCCGGCTTGGCACCGAAAGGACGGACGCCGGGGCTGAACGCAAAAGGCCCTCGGTGTGAGCTGAGGGCCTTTTCAGAAAACCGCTTCGAAATATGCGCGCGACTATGCCTCCCCCCGCACCATCGCCTTCAACCTCTTGTGCGGCTTGAACTTGAACCGCATCCCGGCCGGCGCGATGCCGCGCGAGAAGCGCATGCCCACCATTCGGCGCGGCGCGATGGGCCGGTTCACGCGGTCATGGAACCCGCCCAGACCCGTGGCAGAGCCGCCAAACCGCGTGTAGAGCACGCCCAGCCCCTCGAACTGCACCGTCTCGCCTTTGGCAAGCTCCCGCGCGATCACATCCAGCACCAGGCGCGGCATGCGATCGGCGAGAAGCCACACGTCACCGAGGTTCCGCCGGCCCTTCGCGCAACCCAAGGCCCGGCGCGTCATCGGTGCCCAGCGCCGACGGATCTCCGCCGCGATGGTCTTTGTCGGTGTCCGCAGCTTCTTCGCTCCGCTCGCCCGCGTCTTCCGTGCCTTCCAGTACTCGCGCATGTGCCCTCCTGCGGCGGCCCGGTGACCGCACGAAATCCGCATCGCTGTGGCGCTGCATGCCGCCATCAGTGAACGCCATCACAAGCTGGTCGGGATGCACCTCGGCCCGCCGAAACCGCGAGGCGCGCCCAGGCCGCCGCACCACGGCGACCGCGAGGCCCAGCGCTTCCAGCAACAGGTCGAACGACACCGGGCCGAGCCGCCGGCCACTGTCCCGATCCCACACCTCAAGCTTTCCCGTGTAGCCGTCCTGGAGCCCCGCGCGATCGTCCACCTCCATCTGCGACAGCCCAAGGCCGATCCGCCGCTTGCGCAGGGCGTCCATGAACTGGCGATAGGTGATGCACACGGCGAGGGGCTCCAGGTTCATTCCGGCGGCGCCTCCGGCGGACGCGGTGCCATCAAGGCGACAAATCGCTCGATGTTGGCCGCGCGCTCGGCTTCGCTGAACTCGCGCACCGGCTCGGCGGCAAGCAGCCGCGTCAGCGCCGCGATCTGGCCGTCGGCGACGAGCTTGACGCCCTCAGCAATGCCGCGCAGCACGGCGGGAGACGGCGCGAAATCGTAATTGTGCGCGCCGCAGTCCCCGCGATTCCAGCGCCGGATCGCCTCCACGACACACCATGCCGGGATATCGTCCAGCGCGCCCAGATAGGCCTCGCCCTTCGCCTCGGCCACACGCTCGTTCATGCTACCGGCAGAGAGGGCGAGCAGCATCTTGGTGACCGCCACCAAGACCGCCTTCGCCTCGGATTCGTCGGTCGCCGGCACCCGGCGCAAGGCGGCGCGCAACTCACGGCGCCGACCATCGAGGCAGGCCCGCTCATCCGCCGTCAGCCTCCTCGACGCCGGGATCGTCGGCATTCCGTGGCCGCCCTCCAAACATGCGAGCCGCGACGTTGCCCATTCCGGCAAGGATAGCGTCACCCCCGCGCGGCTGGGGTCGAATGGGGCGATGAGGCCCGGTGCTGCCCGTATCGTGATCTGGTTCATCGTCCCACCTCCCTCCTCGAAGCCACGTCGCCGGATTGCACCAGGGCCGGTCAGGGGGCTTCGTCCGCTGGTAGCGATCAAGTCCCTCCATCAGCATCTCGAACGTCGTGCGCCCGCTCTTCGCCACGACCGTGAAGGCCTTCAAGGCGTCCTGCTTCCCGACCTTGTGCGGATATTTCGCCCACCAGCGCTTGAAGCTGTCCGGGGTGAAGCCGTTGCGTCGCATGGCCTGCGATGCGGGCGGTGCAGCCGGCTGACCGGCGAACAACTCGGGCTCGCGCTCAGGTGCGCCCTGAATGAACGCATCATCCGACCGTAGGGAGGATGATGAAGAACCTCTTGGTGATTGTGATTGTGGTTGTGGCACGCGCGTATCACCATCATGTGCACCTGCATTTGCACATGCATATGCACCTGCATTTGCATCTCCACTTGCACTGCTCTTGCTGTGCTTGGCATGTGCAGCTGCACGCCGCTTCTCAATCACATTTTCTGCATGTGAAAGCTCAGTGTCGATCCGCTTGTGTTTCCATCCATCGGCAAAGAACGCGGACACCACCGGCCGCGCGCGCTTCCACTCTGGCGGTGTCATACAGGCGATGCGCGCGAGCTGGCGGTCATCGTCCGGCAAGCCGCCCGTCTGCCAGTAGTGCATGATCAGGAGGAGATAGGCGCCATGCTCCGATGCGCCAAGGTGCGCCGTGTCGGCCCGGTAGTCGGCGATGTAGAGCGGCATCCAGAGCGGGCTCATTCCCCGGCCTCCCGGAAGTCGCGCGGCGAGCGCCGCTTCCTGTGCGAGCGGTTGATTACCGTCTTCACAACCAGCTCTTTCGGATCGAGCACATAGGTGAACTCGCCGATGATCGACGCTGTGCACCCCGCGTCCATGTCAGCGCGAACGAGCGAGCGGATGCACGTGCGAATCTCCTCGATATCGATCCCGTGCACGCGCTCCAGTTGACGGATCACGGCGTGGTCGGGAACGCTGATGTTAGGCCGCCGCATCTGCCGCCTCCCCGTCGATTCCCAAGGCATCCAGCACCGCCAGGCGCAGGGCATCGCGCATGCCGGCGTCCTCCCCTGCCGCCTCGGCAAGCTGCCACTCCCGCACCAGATCCAGCACGTCCAGCGCGTCCACGTGATCCTCGACGATCGCCGCCAGCACCATCACCGGCGCGTTCTTCACGGCGCGCAGGGGATCCCGCGCGATGCGCCGCGCCTCTTCCGCCGTATCGATGCCCGAAATGTTTCCGGCCAGCTTCAGCCGGCCAATGCCGAACACTGAAGCCAGCATCCCCTCGGTCTTGAGCCGGAAATCCGCATCCTCGTCCCGAAAGCGCCGGGCCCGCTCTACAGCCCCGCGAAACCAGCCGTGCTTGCGCCCACCGAGCAGGCGCTGGCGATCGGAATCGCTCCCGTCGACGAGCTGGTCGACCACCCAGGCGCACGCGTCGCGGGCAAGCAGCACGTTGCCCGCGCCAATGCTGAAATTACGGATGGCGCGGGCTGGCACGCCGAACACCTCGCCTGCGGCGGCGAATAGCAGCGCCGGAGACACATCGACGGCTGGCAGATTATCCATGGGACCTCCGCAGCCAGTCGAAGCTCGTCACCGCGGCGGGCGGCGCGGTCAGGTCCCACACCAGCCAGCACCAGTCCCGCTGATCACCTCTGGCGCGTCCCCCCTCGATCAGAAATGTCCCAGGCGGGCACGACACGCGCGGCGTGACGATCCAGCCCCGATGAGGGCGATGCTCTGCATACAAACCGAGCGCACGGTCTTCACTCGCCAAGAAGTTCAGAGGCACGAATGCCGCGACCTTGGAGCTTGCCTGGGTGAGCGCATGCCGGATGAAAGCCTCGGTGCCCTTCGCCCGGAAGAACGGCGGGTTCATGATGATGTTCGCCCAGCCGACCACCTGCGATTGCAGGAAGTCGCGCTCGCCGAGGAACCAGTTCTCGCCAGGCGCCCGGCACACGATGTCCGAGCCCTTCGCCACCACACCGCAATCGATCAGGGTGCGCACGATGTTGCCCTGCCCGCAGCACGGATCGAGCACGCGGCCGACGAAGCGTTCGACGGTGAGAAGCTGGCGCGTCACCAGCTCGGGCTCCACGTGCCAGTCATGGGGATCGCGCGCCCAGACGTGGCTTTTCTTCGCGGTGCCTGCCGTCATGCCGCCGCCCCTTCCGCCTGCGCCTTCTGGCGCTCCAGGAGCCGCTCGTAGCGCAGCGCGATCGCCTGCTTGCGCAGAAGCCGGATCTTCATGTTGGCGATCACTTCAGGGGTCCGGCGCGCGCGCTCGTCCTTGGTGGTTTCCAGGTTGCGGATCCAGTCCGCATATTCCTTCGCGGCCAGGATCGCCTCGCCGGCCTCCTCTTCGATGGTCACCACGCTCATTCGAACACCTCGGCATCCCAGCCGCCGCCGGCCTTCTTCGGCTTGGCGTAGACGGCAATGAAGCGGAACGGGTAAAGCTCGGCCGCGACCTTAATCTTCACCCGCGCATCGTCTTCCCATCGGCCCTTTACTTCGTGGACCTCCAGTATTGCGGAGCGCGTCAACACGAAAAAATCGGCGGTGTAGAAGGTATTGTCGGCGAGGCGCAGCTTGATCGCCTCGAACTTGAACCAAAGGATCAGCCCGGCCGCCTTCTGCTGCTCCAGGTGAGCGGCATAGGCGGCCTCAAGCTTGTTCATCGTCCCAGGCTTCAACCGGCCCAGGGCGAGGACACCGGCGCCGGGCCCGCCCTTGCGGGTGCGCACCGCGGCGCCGAAGCGCTTCACGCGGCGTCGTCCTGCTCTTCGTCGTCGCCGTCTTCTTCCTCGGCGGGATCATCGGCGAAGTCGCTGTCATCCCAGATGGTCGGCTGGTCCTTCTCGGGCTCGGCCGGCGCGCGCTCGCCCAGGAACTCGGACACGTCGCGCGGCACCAGCACCACCGTGAGGCCCTTGCGCGCGGCCAAGCCGTCGAGATTGTCGAAGGTGAACGCCGCCGAGAACTTGCCCTCGATGGTGTCGCCGACGGTGAACTTGCCGAGCTGCACCACGAAATGCGGCAGGCCCTTGGAGGCGGCGATGTCCACGGCCCGCCGCACCAGATCATCCGCCAGCCGCTCGGCCCGGATGATCGCGTCTTCCTGCTCCTGCTCGCTCATCTGCGGCCAGGGCTTCGGCAGCGCCTGAATGTGGCCCAGCAGCACGTCGCGCACGTCGCCCTTCAATGTGTCAGCGGCCAGTTCCGCCGGGTCCTTCACCTTTGCCTTCACCTTCGCCATACCTTCCTCCTCGTAAAAGCCGCCAGGCCAACCCCGACAGGCGTTCAGAAATTCCCTGCGCGAGCGCGGCGGCCCACGTCAGCACGTCCACGACCAGCCGCCGCATCGGCGCTCTCCCGCATCAGGTCTTCGAGTTGCCGGCGGTGCTCCTCCTGCCGGTGCTGGAGCTCCACGAGCCGCGCGTGCCGGCGAAGGTCCGCCCACCAGGCGGGATCGGCCTCGCCCATGACCTGTTCCAGCACGGCAAGGCCCGCGTCTGAGCGCAGCAGGCCCGCCAGCGCGTCGGCCGACATGCCGGTGGCCTCGGCAAGCCAGTTCTCGGCGGCGCGCGGCGTCACCGCGGCCCGGCTGGCGAGATGGAAGGCGGTGTTGCGCGGCCACAGCCGGCGGGCGAGGCCGACGATGCGCGCAAGCACGCCGTCATCAGCGGGAGCGGGCCGAAGATCCTTTCGGTGGGTACCGAAAGAGGTATCCGAGAATGGGAGATAGGGTTGGTTCATCGGATCACGCGGACCCTTCGCCATGCAGACGATCGACAGACAGGTCAGCCCGCCGCGCCTTCAGCGCCGCGATCAGACCGCAATATCGGGAATGCGCCGCCCAGGCGTCGGCCTCCCGCTTCAGCGCGGCACGGCGCGCGACATCGATCTTCTGGATATGCTTCATCTGGGAACCCTCACGGATGGAGTTGGGAATGGATGCGGAAGACGTGGGCGTGGCCATTGCCGGCGCGCTGATCTGCTTCGCGGCGGCGCTCCAGAAGCGCGGCATCGATGCGAACGAGTTGCTGACCGACGTGGCCACCGAGATCGCCGAGACGACGGAGCCGCAGCCGGAGACGCCGGCCCGGTCCGCGCTGCTGGTGACGGCCGCAGTGCTGATGGGGAGCGAGCCGGCGGGCTGACATCATGCCGGCTCCGACTGGCGGACGTTCCAGACCACCGCTGGCAGGTTGATGCTGAAGTCGGTGAACGAGCGTTTCCCGCTCTCCACCTCTTCCCAGAGGGAGGCGATCGCCTCGGCGACGCGCCGCAGATCAACTGGATGATCCAAGTGAAAAATGAACACCGGATGGCCATCGATGGCGACCACTGCGCTCGGCCGGCGGTCGAAATCGAGGCCGATGCTGACGCGGGGGCTCATTCTCCGCTCCCCTTCAGGCGACACCTCGGGCACGGCGCTCATGCCGGCGCCCCCTCGGTGGAGGCCGGCGCGGGGACGGCGTCGGGGCTCTCGTAGGAAAGAAATTCGTCGGCGCTCGTCCCTGTTTCTTCGACAAGACGCTTCAGCAGCTTGAAGGAAGGACGCGCCCGCCCGGCCTCAATCCGGGAGAGCATGGAAATCGACGCCCCAACCCTTGCCGCGAGGTCTTCCAGGCGGAGGCCGTTACGATCACGAAATTCACGAAGCGGATGTGCCATACCCCGGAAGTTGCACGAAATGCAACACATCGTCAATGCACAAGTTGCACCATGTGCGAACGACTACGCCCTTCGCATGTGCAAAAAGTTGCAGATGGCACAAGTCGCGAAGATCCACTCGGCAAAAACACCGCAACGCATCCACTATATCGTCGAGTGGGCGAAGAAGCGCGGCGTCAAGCAAGCCGACATAGTGCGCGCCATCGACGCGGATAAAGGCCTCGTCTCGCGCTGGTTTAAGGGGGCACTGCCAAGCGAGAAGCACCTTGTTCCATTGGCTGGATATCTTGGTGCCGACGAGCCCGCCGACCTGTTTCGCCACCCAGACGAAGACTGGCTGAAGAGGCTTTTCGCAGGCCGGTCCAAGGAAGAGCGCGAAACGATGCTGCGGACGCTGGAGGTCGCCTTCCCTAGGAAGCAGACCGCATGATATTTCAGCAAATACTTAAGAGTATATTTGGAGATACATCAGGCGGTGGAGTCTCCACCAACCGAAATAGGTTGAGAGATCCATATATCGAACTTTCTGTAAAATATCTAGAAATTTATACAATGTCTGCGGCTGCTCAGCAGCGCATATTGTTAACTGATGTCGGTAAAGCTGCGAAGGAAGTGGCCAATAAACTTGTGCCTACATTTTCATTGCACGACCTGTTGGAGTACGGGGACCCTAAAGATATTGGACAGGCTGCGTCTCTATCAGAGCTTATAGTTAAGACAATGCTAGAGATAAACACCGCAGACAGCAAACGAGCCGCATGCTCATTCGCCTGCGTAGTTGTAGCCTGTCGGCATCGCTTGGGGGTTTACGGAAAAACGAGCACAGACATAGAAACAGCAAGAATCGTGGCGGAGCACGTCTTTATGGGAGAGGTGAGAGCTTCATTGTGAGCCATTACACCGCGTGGGCCCCTCGACCTCCGCCGGGAGCTATAGCCCACTGGCTGAGGGGCCGAATATGAGGTCCGCTTCGGTGCCATCATTGAGGCGAACCCGTCCGGTCCCGCTCTGGCTGGTGGCGCGCTCGATATAGACGATCCCCTTCCTCCCATCCGAGCAGGCAACCACGCCCTGCGTCACCGCTGATCGCGGCGCGTTGTCGTATGAGCCGTTGCACCGAAGGGTACCATCGGAAGCCTCGAAGGTGCCGCTAAACAGGCCTGGCATGGCCGACCCTCGAAGGATTTGCCCATGCGGCGCCATGACGGCGACGGGCTGGGTTATTGCGCAGCCGCCCAACAGAAGCGCAGCGCCGGTTGCAAAAAGCCTCAATTTCATCGGATGCCCCCCTGTGGTTGCGAATGGTAGCCAGCGCGCTCCAGTTCGGCAAATGCAGCAAAGGTTGCGTTTCCGTGCAACACGGATTCCGCCTTGTTGCATTTGATGCAATTTTCCGCTTGACGGCATAGTTGCATTTGATGCAACGTCCTTCCATCACCTGGAGGGACGACACCGATGACCACCAGCACCGAGACATTCACCATCGAGCAGTTCAAGAACGGCTTCGGTGAAACCCGCTTCCGGTTCGTCGCCGACAGCGTGCTCCACCCCGGCCAGCCGAACCGCTCCCTGCACTGCTGGAAGACCGCCCGCGCCGCCCGAGAGGCCGCGATGCGTGAGTTCCCCCGCCGCCGCAAGATCACCGGCCACGCCGCCGGCGCCACAGCCGAGGGCCGCTGAGATGGGCGCCCTTCCCCCTCCCGCACGGCCCTATCCCGGCCAGGTCACCCACCACCTGCGCGGCGCCAGCCGTCAGGACGTGCAGCGGCAGGTCGAGGCGATCCTTGATGCGGTGGAGCGCACGGGAGGCGTGGCGAACTTCACGCAACCGATCGTGCTGGAGGATCGCACCTGGGCCGCCAGCGGAACGGTGGTGCTGATCGGAGGTGCGTCGTGAACTATCCCGAGATCGAGGTGCAGCCACTGCACCTGAGAGCCGAAGCTTACATTATCGGAAGCATCCCGGCGCTTCAGCTCAACGCGCAACGGCCGAACGGCAACCTTGAGCGCCCATTTGCCCTGAACCTCCTCGGCGATGGTTTCAACGCTGCGCGCCCCCTGAAATACGAGGAGCTGCGCGACATCCGCGACTGGTGTGAGCGCGCCATGGCGGCGGTCGATCGCTCCCTCGAAGAGGGTGAGGTGGCGTGATGATCTTCCTCCTCATCCTCGCCACGTGGCGCCTTGTGCGCGCCCTCTTCCGCTCGCCCGCCTGGGACTGGACGGGCGGCTGATATGCCCGCCGCCCTCACGATCAGCGCGGAACAGATCGCGGCGTTCGTCGCCCAGCGCGAGGCGCTCGAGGCATTCCTGCGCAAGCCCATGGAGCATTGGACGGCGGCCGAGTGGGCCGAGTTCCACCGCTACGAGACCGACGCTCGAACCTGGACGAGGAACTGGTGATGGCGAACCCCTTCATCGTCGCGCTGATTGTGGCCCTGTTCGTTCTCGCGCTTTCGAGCGCGCTCGGGTTGCTCATCGGCTGCGCTGCGAACCACATCAAGGCCCGCGAGCGGAGGCGCCCGTGAACCCCGCCGATCATCTCGCGGAGATGCGGGCCGCCGCATCCGAGCGCCAGCGCCGCGAGGTGGAAGCGCTCGCCGCCACCGGGCGGCAGGCCATCGCCCGCAACTCCATCCTCATCGAACGCCTGAAGGCCGGACTGAAATGAACCTCATCGCCCCCGCGTCGCTGCCCATCACCGAGCCCGGCGCCTACGACCTGACCGCCGAGCAGTACCATGCCGACCCGTGCGTCGAGCCGAGCCTGTCGAACAGCATGGCGAAGATCCTGCTGGAGAGCAGCCCGCGGCACGCATGGCATGCTCACCCGCGGCTCAACCCGGCGCACGAGGCGGACGAGAGCGCGCGGCTCGACATCGGAACGGTCGCGCACGCCCTGATGCTGGGCAAGGGGCGCGAGATGGTGGTGGTGGCGGCCGACGACTGGCGCACCAAGGCGGCCAAGGAGGCGCGCGACGCCGCCCGCGCCGAGGGCAAGACGCCGGTGCTTGAGAAGGACGCGCGCCGAGCCGCCGACATGGTGGGCGCCGGCTTTGCCCAGCTCGCGCACATCGAAGGCGCGCAGAACGCCTTCTTCCAGACCGCCGGAACGTCCGAGATGGTGCTGGCGTGGCAGGACGTGGCCGGACCGTGGTGCCGCACAATGATCGACTGGACCGACTTCGATCCGGCCGGCCCGATCATCTACGACTACAAGACCACCGCCGCCAGCGCGAACCCGGCCGCCGTCGGGCGCACCATCGCGAACCTCGGCTATGACGTTCAGGCCGCCTTCATCGAGCGCGGCATGGTGCAGATCTTCCCGCACACCGCCGGGCGGCTGCGATTCCGCTTCGTATTCCAGGAGATCGAGGCACCCTACCTGCTCTCGGTGGTGGAGCTCGACGCCGCCGCCCAGGAGATCGGCCGCAAGAAGGTGGCCTACGCGATCGACGTGTGGGGCCGCTGCCTCTCCACCGGCAACTGGCCCGGCTACCCGTCGAAGATCGCGACCGTCGAATACCCGTCCTTCGCGGAGAATGCGTGGCTCGCGCGCGAGCTGCGGGAGGATGACATGCGGGCCGGCGGCATGGACCCGCTGCTTATGCTGGCGCCGTGGCGGCCGGCCGAGGCGCCGAAGCCAGTGCAGTTCGAAAGGATCGCGCCGTGAGCTTCGAATTCCGCCCCGCCATCCGCGAGCGCGTCTCGCTCCTCATCTCGCTTGCCGGCGCGTCCGGTTCCGGCAAGACGCTGTCCGCCCTGAAAATCGCCCGTGGCCTCGCCGATGGCGACGACAGCAAGATCGCGTTCATCGACACCGAGGCCGGCCGCGGCCTGCACTATGCCCCGGCGCCCGGCGAGCAGCCCGGACCGAACCGCTTCGCTTTCCAGTATGCCGACATGCGCCCGCCGTTCTCGCCCGACGCCTATCGGGAAGCGATCGCGGCCGCCGATGCCGCCGGCTTCGAGGTGATCCTGATCGACAGCGCCTCGCACCTCTGGGAGGGCGAGGGCGGTGTGCAGGACATGCACGCGGCGCTTCTCGACGCCGAGGTGGAGAAGGCGCGCAAGAACCATTCCGGCAATTGGACCTTCGACGAGGCGAAGACCCGCGAGCGGCTGTCCGTGGGGGCCTGGAAGCTGCCGAAGATGCAGCACAAGCGGTTCGTCTCGCGGATGCTCCAGACCCGCGCGCACCTGATCCTCTGCCTGCGGGCGGACGAGAAGATGCACATGGAGAAGGTGAAGGACGAGCGCGGCCGCGAGAAGACCGTCATCATCCAGGCCAAGGATCTGCCGCCGGCCCAGCGCTGGAGCCCGATCTGCGAGAAGCGCCTGCCCTACGAGATGACCGTCTCGTTCGTGCTCGCGCCGGACCGCCCCGGCTTCCCCATCCCCATCAAGCTCCAGGACCAGCACCGGCACGCCGTGCCGCTCGACGTGCCGCTGTCCGAAGACACAGGCCGCCTCCTCGCCAAATGGGCGCGGGGCGGCGCTGCCCCCACTCGCCCGGCCGCAACCCGAGACCAGGCCGAAGCGAGCGTGCCCGCCGCCGATCACTCCCCCCAGGTGCCGGCGGCGGGCACGGATCAGCTCGAGCAGCTCATGGAAGAAGGCCGCATGGCGGCAGAGCGCGGCACCGGCCCGCTCGCCGCATGGTGGAAGCGTATCGGGAAGCCGGCACAGCACGCTCTTGTGGGTCGGCTCGACACCGAGCTGAAGCCCGCCGCGCAGGCCGCAGACGCGGCGTTCCAGGCCGACCAGCAGGAGGAGCGGGCCGATGGATGACGCTCAGGCCCGCCAGGTGCTGTCGCTGATCGACGCGGCGAACAACCTCGTCGTCGCGGCAGTCGAACAGTGGCGCGAGAGCGCCGATGATGATCGCGTGGGCGAGATGGTGTGCACCTTCGCCGAGACGCTGACGGTGCGCCTGATCGCATTCGCGATGCTCCACCGCAGCAACCCGGTGCGGGATGGTGCGCTGATCGCGTCGCACATGGGCGCGAAGCTCGCCCCGGAGGTGCAGAAGCTCCTCTCCTCCTTCATCTCCGACATGGCCGCCGAAGGCGAACCCGTGGGGCTGCAATGAGCAGGTACCTCACCGCCTCCGACAAGCGCGCAGCGATCGAGCGCGAGATCAAGATGCGCAGACGCGTCTATCCGCGCTGGGTAGCCGACGGCCGCATGACCCAGGCCAAGGCCGATTCCGAGATCGCGATCATGGAAGCGATCGCCGAGGACTACCGCGCCCAGGAGCAGAAGGAACGGCTGCTGTGACCACCACCGCCTCACTCACCATCCACGACGACGAAGCAGGGCAGATGCCACCCTATCCGACCTTCAACTTCGAACAGCACACCCCTGACGGGAAGTTCCAGGCCACGAACTGGACCGGGCCTGAAGGAGGGATCGTCGTGTACTGGCGCGGCGTGGTCGTGTGGAAGAGCGCCGGCATGTGGCGCCCGATCTCGGAAGCCAAGAAGAACGGCACGATCATCTGGGCGAAGTTCCGAGACGACATCTTCCCGGCGCTGCGGCCGGAGCGTGACGACCTGAAGCGATGGAACGGCGTTCAGGTGCCATTGCGCCACCCCGGCGTTGCCGACGATGGCTTCGACATCGGGTGGAGCGTCGCCGCGCCGGTGGGCAGTGGTGGCTTCCCTGACGAATGGATCGAGGGGTTCATGCCCCTTCCCGCTCCTCCCACCACGGAGCCGCAGCCATGACTCCCGACCAGACCGCCATCCACGACGACGCCGACCGTTGTCCGATCTGCGGCGAGGTGTTCATTCGCGGCGCCCTATGCGCCATGGACGTGACCGAGGGGATTTGCCACGCAGAATGCTTGGAAGATGCCCCTGTGGTCGACCCGGAGACCGGAGAGCCCAAGGACGGCCCGGCCGACACCTTCCTGTGGTCTCCATGGCCTGCGCCGCTTCGCTCCCCACCCACCAGCGAGCAGACCGATGACTGAGATCAAGGCCCCTGAGGGCGGCAGGCCCGTGAGCGAGATGCAGCGGAAGATTGCTCAGGCGATCTATGACGCGCCGACGACTTTCGATGGCGACCAGATCGCGGTTCATCTTGGCCTGAGCATGCACATCGACGAAGCGGTCGATAGCGTTGAGAAAGCCAAGTCCATCGTCATGCAGGTGTGCATGGACGCAGCCCTCGCGGCCATGAAGGCCATACACGAGCCGACGCCGGTCATGGAGGGTACCGGAGACTTTCACATCGATTTTTGTTCCGGCTTCACCGAATTGTGGATGTCCGTTCTCGACGCCGAAATCTCCATCGCCGAAGGGGGCAAGGACAATGGATGATATCGACCACAAGGCGCTGGCGCTCAGAGTGGCGGCAAAGGTTTGTCACAAAGACCAAATGGTCGTGTGGTCAGGCGAAGTCGCCGAAGCTCTGCAAGACTTTATAAGTGATGACCTCGATTATAGTGATATTGTGTCACTTCATTCTGCTATCGAGCGTGAACTTAGGGACATCGTAAAATGCGCACTTGAACACCCTGAAACAGAACGCGCCCTTGCGGCCTTCCTGCGGGAGGCGGTGAGCCCGTGGAACTTTGATATGGATGCCGCCCCGAAGGACGGGACCGACCTTGATCTATTCGACGGTATCGGCGTCGTTCAAGGTGCGTTCACTTGGCCTCAATCTCTAGAAGAATGGTGGGAAACCGTAGGCGAGGAAGATGAGGTGCCGGACACCGAAGGATATCAAGAATATCTCGAAGGAGAGATGTTCGGGTGGATCGGCTGCGAGACGCTCAGCACGGATGTGCTTTACCTGAGCCCGATCGCATGGCGCCATCGGCCTAGTCCTCCGGTCCTCCCCACCCCTCCAGCAGCAGGAAGCGGGGAATGACGGACCGTCCGATCCTGTTTTCCGCGCCGATGATCCGCGCCCTTCTCGCCGGGACGAAGACGCAGACGCGCCGGGTCATCAAGCCCCAGCCGGTGGAATGGAAAGCTCAGGTGATCGACATCACCAAGCCGATCTACGACGAAGATGAGGGCAGCTGGGGTCAGTGGCTGACCGAATGGTCCGTGCCGTCTTTCGATATGCCGATGGGACAGCCGGAGCGCGAAATCTGGTGCCCGTTGCGCGGTCTACGTTATGCGGTCGGAGATCGGTTGTGGGTGCGGGAGACTTGGGCGATTAGCACCATTTACGACGGAGTTGCGCCGCGAGACCTGAACCCTGAGCGCGTTCCAAACTGGTGCGGCATCCGATTTGCGGCAACGGACGAACGGCTTGGCATCAAGGACCGCCCATCCATCTTCATGCCGCGCTGGGCGTCGCGCCTGACGCTCTACGTCACCGATGTGCGGGTGCAGCGGTTGCAGGACATCAGCGAGGAGGATGCACGGGCGGAAGGCGCCTATGTCGCGAAGGCCTCCCGCCGCGTGGCGGACGATTACGCCACCATGGCCCTCGCCGGCGCCTGGTTCCACACCGCCCGCGCTTGGTACGCCGATCTTTGGGACAGCATCAACGGCCCCGGCTCATGGGCCGCGAACCCGTGGGTGGCCGCCTACACCTTCGCCGTCCGCGCCGGGAACATCGACACGCTGCCGGCGACGCTCGAACCAGCAGGAGGCAGCGATGCGTGAGCAGAGAGCATTCGCGGCGGTCGGACCGGATGGGAAAATCGACGTGCGCACGGTCCGCTCCACTGAGGCGGTGTCCGCTGCCGTAGTGGTGAATTTGCCCGGAGGCTGGCTAACACGCCAAAGGGAAGGCTGGCGCATCCGCCCCGTCCTGATCCGCATCGAAGACGCAGAGGAGCCCAGCCATGACCGCCGCTGATCGAGACCGGGAAGCCTTCGAGGCGTGGATGCGCGAGGAACATCCTCACTGCAATCTCGCGGGACTTCCTGGTGGGGAATACGTCTGGATGGTTGCGCGGTTCCAGTGGAAAGCATGGCAGGCCGCCCGCGCGCAAGCCGGCGAGCACATTGAGCCCGTCATCGTTGCTCGCCAGGGCGGGCCGGAAGCGCCCGGCAATCTGCCCATGCTCGAGATGGCATCCCTATCCGAGGATGGGCAGAGGTTCACCGGCAAGCTGGACATCGTGGACGGCCAGATCGTCTACGAAGGCGACATGCCGCTTGCGCAGTTTCGTGAGCTATTCGACACGGCGTGGCGGCCTCACGTCGGCCTGACGCTCACATCTCCAGCGCAAGCCAGCGAGCCGGTGGCGCCGGGAGAATATCGGCTTCCGTGTGACGTTCATCTGCCGCCCAACACGTACATCCGCAAGGGCTGCGCGCTGGAAACGTTACTTTTTTCCTTGAAACGACGCGAGGGCTTTCCGGACGACGCCACGACGTTCCCTAAGCCCGAAAGCGGAGAGAGCGTCCACACCCACCCCGCGCAGGAGCCGGTGGCGGTGCCGGCGTGGATGGCCGCAGACGAGGCGTGGCAGGATCTCTGCGAAAAGGACGACCGCACGTCGATCGACTACCCCGGATTTGCCCTCATCCGTCAAGATGAGTTGGCGGGGTACATGGCCGCCGCCCCCATCTCCCCACCCGCCGAGAGCGGGGAGGCCGAATCCGCAATCCAGGAGATCGAGCGTCTGGTGTACGGCGGACAGCACAATGGCGCCGCATCACTCGCCCGCGCGGTCAAGGTGATCCGCGCCGCCCTCGCCAGCACCCCAGCCCCGCAGCCGGACGCCGTCTGCCCGACATGCTCCGGCAACGGACGGATCGGCGGCATGGTCCGCTTCGGCGACGGCGAGGTGGATGGCATCGAGGAACCTTGCCCCATGTGTTATGGAAAGGGCTATCACCAAGAGTGGTTGGAGGACGGCGCAGGAGCGCCATTCACGGACTGCAATAGCTGCGGCGGCACCGGGAAAGTGGACGCAGCCCCGCAGCCGGGCGGGGCGGTGAGTGATGCGTGGAGAGAGGCGGGTGAAAAGCAATTGCAAGTGCATGAGGCACTGCGAGACAGCGCATACCGCGCCGGGGCGCGCGCAGGCTGGAACGCTCAGTTCGCTGCCGACCCTGATGCCGCCATTGAGCAGTTGACGCGCTATCCGAAGGGCTCCCTCGCGATCATTCACGAGAAGCATGCATACGAGATGGGTTCCTCCGACACCCCAGCTCAGCAGCCGGGGTGGGCTTGCCCTCATTGCAGCGGAACAGGCCATCGTCAGGACAAGAAGACAGGCAAGAGCTACCCGTGCCCGAGGTGCGAGCCGACGGAGCAGCCGGGCGGGGCGGCCTTCGGCATCATCGATCCGGACTACGCGCGGGTCTTCACGCAAGCGAGGGCCATCGCATGGCAGGAAGGCTATGCGATCATGATGCACGGATCGTTTACCCGCGATCTGGACTTGCTGGCGGTTCCGTGGACCGACGCCGCAAGCGAGCCAGAGCATTTGGTGCGCCGGATCGAGACGGCCACGAAGCTCAAGAACATCTCCCGCAAGCCCGGAAAGAAGCCGCACGGCCGCATCGCGTGGACCCTCACGTTCCCGACGTTTGGCGACCCGCGCTTTGTGGATCTTGGCATCATGCCGCGCGCCCTCGAACCCTCTCCCTCGCAGTCGGACGCGAGGGCGGAGGCGAAGGTGCGCGAGGCGCTGGAGTGGTACGCCGAGCAAGTCGCGGGGTGCCGCAAGCTCGGGAACATCGGCGACCCGGCACGCCATGAACTCGACCGCGATGGCGGCAAGCGTGCTCGTGAAGCCTTGGGCGCCCTCCCCTTCCCCACCCCGGCAGGGGATGGCCAGCTATGAGCAAGATGGACAGCCACAACGCGCTCACGAGCGCATTCGTCCGCAATGTCCTCGCCGAGGTGATCCGCACGGGCGGCGATGACGCCGCCGTGATGGTCGTTGCGGAGTCAACGCTGCTGGGGGCGGTGTTGGCCTGCGAGAAGATTTTCGGGGTGAGCCGCCGGGCGTCGGTCGAACGGCTCAATAGCCTTGTTCAGGCTGTCGAGGAGCGGCTGGGCGGCTCTGATCTCGCCCCGCCGGCAGGGGAGGGCTGACGATGGCCGTCTATGTTGACCCTGCGATCTGGCCTTTCGGGCGCATGATCATGTGCCACATGTGGGCAGACACGACAGACGAACTCCTGCAAATGGCGCTCAAGATCGGCGTTCAGCGCAAGTGGATACAGGGGCACCAAACCCTGTCGCTCCCGCGCTACCGCAATGCCTCGTGGGTTCACTTCGACATCTGCTCGACCAAGAGGAAGAGCGCAATCCACCACGGCGCTATCGAGACCGACAAGTACGGCCCCATTGAATGGCAGGCGCGACTGGATATCGCTTCCGGAGACCCGGAGCTAGTCGAATACGGTGAGAAGAAGCTTGCCCAACTGGCAGTGCGACGCGCCGGCCGCGCCGCCCTATCCCCCGACACGCAGGAGGCCGAGCATGGCCGAGACTGACGACATCGTGGCGCGGCTGCAACGACGGGAGGAGTTGTTCTTGGGCGGCACAGCGCTGGCCAATCCGGACGGCCCTGACGGCGCAGCCGAGATCGAACGGCTGCGCGATCTGTTCCGCCTCGACGGCGAACAGCACGCGCAGCATATCAAAGGGCTCACGGAAGCGCACGAAGCCCGCATCACCAAGTACGCCACCGCCCTCGCCGAGCGAGACGCGCAGATCGAGCGGCTGACGGCAGGGAAGGAAGCCGCAGCAACGGAGATCGTCAGGTTGGTGAAAGAGCGCGACGAGGCGCACGCCAACCACCAGTGGGCTCAGGCTCGCTTGGACCACGCCGAAGCCCGCGCCGAGACCGCAGAGCGCGAGCGGGACGAGGCGAGGGCCGAGGTGGAGCGCAAGGATGCGGCGCTGAAGCTGGCCTACGAAACGCTCGCCGAGGCGTTCGGTCGTATCCACGGTTTGCCCCGCACGTCGGACACCACCTTGGCGAACCGTATCGGACAGACGCGCGCAAAGATCGAGACCGCCCTCACCCAGCAGCCGAACGAGGTGAATCCATGACGGGGAACCTGATTATTGACGGTATCGTCGGCGTCACTGTCGCCCTCGGCATGGCATGGATCATATGGGATTGTGCCTACGCGATCATCCTCGAATGGAGGTGCCGCGCCGCGTTCACGCGAGAGCAGGCCGCCCTCACCGCCAAGGGAGGCGAGAATGCAGAAGGGTGAGCTTGCGGCCGAGATCCGCGAAGCCATTGCGGATGATAAGATGGTCAAAACGCAGCTTTACCGCGCCGGGCGCATTGCCGGGCTGAAGGAGGCGGCGAAGGTGCAGGAAGCACGCATCGAAGAAGTTCTCGCCGCAATGGATGAGAACGGCGACGACATCAACGACAGAAATAACCCTAGAAGCGTTGCCCTACTGACGTTGAACATCGCGCAACAGGACATCCGCGCCCGGATCGCGGCCCTTGAGACGGAGGAGGGGAAATGATGGATGACGGGTCGTGCATCCGGTGCGGGTGCGTCCCGCGCAATGCGTCCGGCCTGTGCGCGACGTGTGTCGATGAAGACGCTGTTCGTGCCGGAGAAGTCGAGGACGATGCGTCACAAGCGCTCTGGCGGCAAGCCCTCGATCAGGAGCGGGTTCCCGCCGCCCCCGGTGAAGATGTCCTCGCCACCGCCCGCACCGAAGCCCGGAAAGCGGCTCTGGAGGAGGCGGCGAAGATGGCGCACGAGCGGGGCCGTCTCGCTCTAGCTGCGAGCGAGTCCATGCCGGGTGGCATCCTCAGAGAACGTGAAGCTGCCGCTGGAGCCGAGCTTATCGGGTTTGCATCCGCCATCCGAGCCCTGATCGGCGCCGATCCCACCACAGATAGCCAGGAGGGGTGAATGGACACCCGCCAAGAAAGCGTCGATGCCTTCTATTGGCGCCACGGGCCGTGCTGTGCAGGATGCGACTGGTGGAAGCACATCACGTCGTCGGCTGGGGAATGCACTCGCGCTGCGCCAGCGCCCGGCCACGAGCGGTTTTACATGCTCGGAATCCAATCAGCCTCGCTCAATCCAGGCGCTGGCCACATCATCACGCCGCGCGACCACCGCTGCGGCGAGTTCGTGGACACGTTCGACTGGCCTTCGCTCGGCCCGTTCTACCTGAAGCGGATCGGAGCCCCAGCCCAGCGCGAGGAGGCGCCGTGATGCGGACCTTTGATATCGCTCCGGGCTCATTTTTCTTCGTGGACGATGATGGAAACATCATGTCGCAAGAAGAAGCGCAGGACCTTATTAAGAGGCAAAGCAGAGACGATGAGGAGGGAAACATGCCGGCATCACCCACCAATGCCGTCGCCGCTGAGCGCATAGCCGACAAGCGCGGGTTCGAGCGCGGCTCCGACCGGTGGGGCCAGGTGCACGCCTGCGCGGCGGAGGAGTTGGCAGCAGCAGAGGCCCGTGGACGCGCCGCGGCGTTTGCCCAGGCCCGAGCGCTCTGCGATGGGCGGTTCATCCCGCCGCACGGCACGGCGCAATACCGCCAGGGCGCCGGCGAGGTTCAGGCCGCCATCGCGCGGGCAATCGAGCAGATGAGGTGAGCGATGGCGCCCCGAGCTGAAATGCCCCTGTTCCCGGACGAGGTGGACATCGCGCGGGCGGTGCTCGGGCCGGGCCGGGTGAGCGACTGGAAGTGCCTTGCCCCATCCCTTGAGCGGCAGGGCCTGCCACAGGTCGATCCGGTGTTCGGCGGCCGCTACTGGCCGGCGGTGAAGGCATGGATGGACCGGCGCGCGGGGCTCACTACCATGACGGTGCCGGCTCGACCACGAGAAGGCGATACCAGGAAGAGGGAGACATGGGACTGAAACAAACCACCGACGCCCCAGGCCTGAAATGGCGAAGGGAGCACACGGCGGCGTATTGGGTTGCGCGCGCCGATTTGGTCAAAAAGGGGTTCAAGCCGTCCACGGTGAGGATTCACTTCGACCCCGCAGACCAGATGCACATGCAGCACATCGCGGCGCGGTGCCGCGATCTTCAGGGCCAGATGCTGGAGTGGTCAGGCGAGCAGCGGAAGGCACCGCGCAACGTCTATGACGGCACCCTGCGATCGCTGGTCCGCCTCTACCAGACGGACCCGGAGAGCCCCTATCACGAGCTGCGCCCCCGCTCGCGAGGCTTCTACGATTACGGCCTCACGCTCCTCGACAAGTATGTGGGCGGCTCCGACATCTCCGAAGTCACCGGGCCGGACGTGCGGCGCTGGTACAAGAAGCTGAAGGAGCCGGCGCCCCTCACCACCGCCCAGAAGGAACGCGGCGTTACCGAGAACCCCGAGCGCGTTCGTCGGGCCTATGCCGCAATCCAGATGCTCCGGGTGGTCATCAACTATGGTCGCACCCTCAAGCTGAAGGAATGCCGCGACCTTGGCGACGCGCTGTCCGCCATGGAGTTCAAGGGCGTCCAGAGGCGCGAAACCCGGATCACGCACGCCCAGGTGTGCGCCTTCCGAAAAGCCGCGCACGAGGCCGGCCGGCCGTCCATGGCGCTCGGCATCACGCTCCAGTTCGACCTCGGCATGCGCCAGCGCGACGTGATCGGCGAATGGCTACCGGACACCTCTCCCGGCACCGAGGGGATCGTGGATCACGGCCTACGGTGGAGCGACGGCCTCACCTTCAGCCATATTGCTGGCGCGGTCCTGCGGAAGCGGACCAGCAAGACGGGCAAGGTGGTGGAGCACGATCTGGCGCAGCTCCCGGACACGCTCGCCGAACTGGAGCGCATCCCGCCGCTCCGCCGTATCGGCCCCCTGGTGCTCAACGAGGAGACGGGCCTGCCCTACAAGCGGCGCGTCTATGCGAAGTGGTTTCGCATCATCGCCCGTGCAGCAGGCATCCCCGATGAGGTGTGGAGCATGGACGCGCGGGCCGGCGCGGTGACGGAAGCCCTCGATGCCGGCGCCCAGCCCATGGACGTGATGAACGCCGCCGGGCACACCCAGCTCTCGACGACGCAGGGCTATGACCGCACCACGCTTAAGAAGACCGCGCGCGTGGCGCAGCTCCGGGTAGCGAGCCGCAAGAACGAGGGGTGA